TTCCTTGGTTTAAAAATTCTGATAGTCTTGGAGCATGCTTGCCTTTCCAAACATCTTTTCTTAATTGATAATTCAATAGTCTTCCAGCGACAAATTGATAATTAGGTTTTTCAACAGAAATTAAATTTGCAGCACTTTCAATTAATAGGTTATGAATTTCTTTTGTAGTTATACCTTCATGGATATTTATTTTTGCATTAATCTCAACATCAGTAAGACTTACATCGTTTAAATCATTAACAGCCCATTCAATTACTTTATTTATTTTTTCTATATTAAATTTTTCAGATGATCCATTTCTTTTTTTAATTTTAATATTCATATTCAATGCCGAAGCTTGAATACTATATTACATTATTTTTAAAAATATATAAAGAAAAAACTAGAAAGTTATAAACAAATCAATCTGTATTGCTTTTTGGGTGTATCTTACCGTTGCGTTTCTTTGACCAATCTTTAAAATATTTTTCTCTAACTGGATCTTTTCCGTATATTTTTTTTCTTTTCTCAGAAAGCTCAGTGCTTCGATCCCACATGTCTCCCATACTGTCTTTTTTGTTTTTAGTAAATGAAACAAAATCTTTTTGAGAGCAATCAGGTTTTAATTGTCCTTGCGTATTAATCTCTGGAACTGTAAATGCTCTTTCCCATTTTATTCCATATTTATCTATATAAACATGATCATCATTAATAGATTGAACAAGCTCTATACACTCTTCAGTTTCTGGATGAATATATACATATACAGGCATATTAAATATGAGATAATATACTTGAATAAAATTTATCAGAAGAAAATTCTTTTTGTAAATTTAATCCATTTTCATTTATGCGATTTTTTTCTACTTTTTCAATAGCAACTTCACAGGCAGAAATAAAATCATCCTCATTAAAGTCATAGATATTGCCTTGATTAAACATCTGATTTCTTTGGAAAAATATTTCATCACACGCATCTATCTTGGAGTTTGGATTGACCAATACAGAATTAAATTCATTTGCCCAAGATTTATATCCATGTGCATTTAATATTACTGCATGTTTACCTAGAGCGACAGAATGAAACTCTGGTAAGCCCCAACCTTCACCACCGCTCATACCGATAATGATATCTCCACTATTTAAATAATCATTATATATTTTATTTTGAGGCATAAATCCCAAAAAGGTTACATTAAAATAGCTTTTTCCTTCTAGAGCATTATTTAGTATATTACTTTGATCTTCTGGTTTAAGAAATGGATTAAATATAGAGCATTGTAATGCATATTTTTTATTATTTCCATACTTTTTAAGCCAAGCTCGGATAATTTTTAAATGATGTTTTCTTTTTTCTAATTTACCAGTAAGATTAAATACGATTCTTTCATCTTGAAAATAATTCTTATCTATTTTTTTAAAATTATAATGATCAAATGCTAGAGGAACATAATCAACATTCTTACAACCAAAAGTATTAAATAAGTTTACTGTTTCTTTAGAGGAAAATAATACTTTCTTATTATTTTTTACAATATTCAATTCAACTGGTGTTGGAGAATCTAATTCATAAAAAGATAAAAGAGTTTGTTCATTAGAAAAGCTCTCTAACGAACCATTTAGATGCCAAAGTTTAAATAATGGAGATTTTCTATTGTATTCAAATATAGCTTTATTTAAGCCATTATTTATAAAATCACCAAACTCCTTGGTAATATCATTTTGAGTACCTAGATCTATATTGTTGCCAATTGGGAATAATGTTAGATTATTATTATTCTTAAATACTTCTCTCAAGAAGAGAGTAGAAAGCTGTCCAAAGCTAACAGCGTTTACTGGTAAATTACAATTTACTGTCATAGAATGTCGTCTTCTTCTACTTGGATGCTCGCTTTCTTTGCTGCAACTGGTTGTTGAGCTTTAGTTGGTTGTTTAGTTTCTTGGGGTGCTACTAATGGTTTTGAAATATAAAGCCTGTAGTCTGGAGCTTTCTCATTACTCTTTTTTGTATTAGCAAATACAACAACATCCGTTCTAGATCCGTCTGTATCTACAATATATCCAGACAAGAACGACATTCCTGTTTTGCTTTTCTTTTTCCATAATGCACCAAGTTCATTTTGGTTCTTATTTTGTTGATTATTATTATTATTATTATTATTATTATTATTATTATTATTCATAGTTTTAATATTGTATTCAATATATTATATTTTGTCAAAACAATTTTTACTATTTACTTTTGTTTTTAATAATTTAATAGCTTTATTATGTATATTAATCGCAGTTTGAGTGCTTATTTTAAGTTTTTTTGCTATTTTATTCCATGACATTTTTTTATTTGTTTCATTTAAGTATCTAAGTTTGAATATTTTCTCCACTCTTTCATCCGCACAAGATTCGATGATATTAAATATAAAATCATTTAAATTTTTAAATGTATCTTCTTTATTTTGAGTATTTTTCTCTATTAAAAAATTCAATTTATCGCTTTCAAGTGCTAGATAATGTCCATTTTCATTAATCGAATTTAAACATTGATATCGAATTTGATTATATAACCAAGTCGAAAACTTAGATTTTTTATCTTTATCAAATGATATAGCAGATTTGTATACAATGTAATCTTTTTCTTTCACTATATCATCAACACATACTCCAGAAGCTTGCAAAGGAACAGAATATTTTTTATATAATGAATTACAAAGTCCAGAATGTCTCTGAATTAATATTTTAAGACTTTCTTCATCATTGTAATTTTTTATATTTTCTATTAAGTTTATATCTTCAGTTTGATTTATCATAATTATTTTTTGCTTTCTATATATTTTTCATATATGTTTTTTAAATGCTTGTGCATCAATTCATACAAGAAATTAACATCTTGACAAGTATCCCAGCATATCGAGTAATCTGCTACAGCTTTTAATTTATTATCATTTGCTTTTTCTTCAATATTAGCTGGAGGCACAAATGAACCATCATCTAATTTTCTTGATACATGTATTAAAATGCCATTATGAGATTTCAACCAAGAATATTCATCATCTTTATATTCAATATATCTAACATCTGTAATTATAGGAAGTATGTTATTTTTTTGTAAGTCTTTAATCTTAATATCTAATAAAGAAGTCCAATACTTTCCTTCAGTTTGGCTTCTTCTGCACTTGCCATAGGCAACCATTAATGGTCTTACCATTTCTTTTTGTTCCGCTTCGCATTTAAGTAAATCTATTTTAAATTTTTCTTTTGTAAAATCATACAACTCTAATTTAAGATTATCAGCAAAAGCTAATCTTTCAGATTTTATATTTTTTTCTTCTAAATACTTTTTAAGAATAGAAAAAAACGTATCTTTTCCACATCTAGCAACACCCGTTAAACCTATTAACATTACTCAGATCCTCCATCAGAATAAGTTGTTCCATCATATGTTGGACCATTATATTTTTGAGCCACAGATTTATATGTTGAATAAGTTGAGTAGTTGGCTTTGACTTGATAAGTTTTCGTATTAGATACTATTTTAGTAGATTCTTCTTTTTGTAGAATCGTAGCCTTTATTGAAGATGCGGTTGGATTAATAGCTTTTTCTTCAAAAGGTCTATTAAAAATTGAACCGTGAGAACCATTAGTTGAATCATCTTTATATTTGTATGTACTATAAATTTTATCATTTACTATGTAATATTCTGGAAATGGTCTAGAAAATATAGATCCTACGGATTGATTTGTGTTACTGTGATTATACTTATATGTAGCATATACTTCAATTCCTCTGCTAGTTTTAATATAATTATATTCTTGAAATGGTTTTTGGAATATAGAACCAGGAGATTGATTGGTATTATAATGATTATATTTATACGTTTCATATACTGCTCCTTGTTGAGCTAATAATGAAATCTTTGTAGAGATTAAAAACAATATAGATATTAATTTAAGTTTATTCATATTTATTCAATTGTACTCCATAAAACATAAAAATGTCAAGCGAATTCTTGTCTAAATGATAATCTTCTAAATAAATAACCCTCTTTATTCCATAAGATATTATAGAAGTAGCACAAAATGAGCAAGGTAAAAGAGTGCAAGCCAAAAGATAAGGTTTATCTGATTTTTTAATTAAAGATAAAGCGTTAATTTCAGCATGAATCATGTATTTTCTTCTTTCGTCTCTATTGTTCCAAAATTTTTTCTTTAAATTAAATTTAGCTGGTAGGCCATTGTAACCAACAGATAGTACTCGACCTTCTTCATTTAAGACGCAAGAGCCAACTTTTTTGTAGGGATCTTCCGACCTTAAAGACCATACTTTAGCGGTTTGTAAAGCGATTTCATCAAATGATGGTCTATTTTTCATTTTTTATAATACCAAATTAAAGAAATAGAAAATCCAAATATAACACAGAATAGATTGCAAATATCCATTTTTAAATTTTATATCTTTTTTATTTATAAGTCAATAAAGATCTTGATTTTAGAATAAACAAATGATAATATATATAAATGCAAAAACAAGAATTCAAAGAAGCCTTAAGTTATGATGATATCTCATTACTACCAAATTTCTCAGATATTATCTCTAGAAAAGAGGTTGACACAACTACTAAAATTTCAAGAAATTGTAATATCAAAATTCCAATTATTCTTTCTCCAATGGACACAGTATCTTCTGTTAACTCATGCATTAAGATGAATAAGCTCGGAGCAGCTGGAGTTTTACATAGATTTATGTCTATAGATGATCAAAGAACGAAGGCCAAAATTATTAAAGATGCTAGCGATTTCTGCGTTACAGCAATTGGCCTTAAAGATGCAGAAGAAAGAATTAGAGCGACTAGTACGTTTACTAATCTTTATTTCTTAGATACAGCTAATGGTCTAGCCAAAAATGTTGAAGATTTTTTGAGATGGTATAAAACATCTGGATTCTCTCAAGATGTGATAGTTGGGAATACTTTAACTAAAGAAAGCGTTTACAGATTAGCCAATCTTAAAGCAGATGGTTTTAGACATTTAATCGGGCCAGGCTCTATGTGTTTAACTCAAGTTAAAACTGGAATTGGATGCCCAAGTCTAACTGGAAATTATTATGCTTGGAAGGCTGTAAGAAATTGGGAACTTTCTCAAGTCGATTTATTTAAACAAGACAAACCTAATCCATCTCATAGACCAAGTATTCTTGCTGATGGCGGCATTAGATATCCGAAAGATCTAGTTAAAGCTATTGCTAGTGGATGTGATGCTGTTATTTGCGGTAGAATTTTTGCTGGTCTATCAGATATTGTTGATGATGAGAATATTATAGAGATCAATGGAAAAAGATTTGCAAAATATAGAGGAATGGCAAGTCAAGACGTTGTAGAAGATTATGATTTATACGATGGAACAAAAAAGAATCTATTTGTAGAAGGCGATAATACTTTAATTCCAATTATTGAAAATAAATCAATTGAAGATATTGTATATGATTTTACGAATGGTTTAAGAAGCGCGATGAGTTATCTTGGATTCAGAAACTTACAAGACATGAGGGGTGGATTATGGAGTAACACCATACAAGCAGTTAGAAATAGCCCAAATAGCATGTATGAAGGATTTGCTCATGGTAAATAATTCTTGAATATTGTTTAAATTTTGTATATAATTTAAAAATGCAATCAAAAGAACAAGCACTTAAGAAAACAATAGGCAAAAGGTATCTATTCATTAGATCCTATTATCCACTAGAAACCGAAATTGGAATAGTTAAATCAGTTGTAGATGGCTCTAACGTAAGCATGTCATTTAGAGGTGACACACTCGAAAAAGTATCTATCTTTGATTTAAGAAATCCAGAACAAGATATATAATTATGAATCAAGAAAAAATAGAAAAAATTATGTCCTCTAACCATCCTTATGGCAGAGGCACGGATTTTAGTCCAATAGTTCGAATTTATCCAAAAGTTCCAAGAAACACTATTTGCCCATTTACAAAAAAGAAATTCAAGAAATGCTGTGGAGAAACTGGTCAAAATTTTTGTGAAAAAGCTAAAGACTCTTTAAGAGATTACTTAACAAAAATGATACCAAATAAAAAAAATGAAGAAACGCAAACAACGCAAGATCCAAAAAAAGAATAAGAAACTTAAATATTACGCTCTCATAAATAAAAATGATAATTTTTTATATGGGGTTTTTGAGCCATCAAAAAATGGTCTTGAAAAAGCTAAAGAATATTTAGCCAAAATAGATTCTACAAATAAATACTATAAAATTAAGAAATTTTAGGATCTGCAAGTTCTGGATTATGAGGCGCTTTTGTTCCTCTTTTAAAATCTTTAGCAAAATCTCTATACATAATTTTTAATTTTTCTATAGGTTTTTCTACAACGTTATTAGTTACAGCAGGATTTTCATCAATCTTTTCGTTCCTCTTTATTACAGTATTATAAGCTATAACCAAGCAAACAGCCAAAGGGTCAAAAACTATTACTATTAAAAGTATGAATATTCTAACTGCAGTTTCTATCTTCATGCCAAAAGCTTCCGCTACAAATTTAAATGTACCAATTTCCCCCTTAGAATTATTTGATTCTAATTGAATAATTTCTTGAGAAATATCAGAGTTTTGTTTTTCTTGATTCTTAAGATCAGAAGTTACAGTAGATATCTGATCGAATAAAGAAGTAATATTTTGTTGAGAAGTTTCAACTATCTTATTTTTACTATCTAATAGCTTTTGATCTGTTATTTTTTCAGTTTTACCAGAAGAAAAAAATCCACCATCGGTTGTTTTTGTAGTAGTTACATCTTGTTTAACAACAGTACTTAAAGAAGATTGATATGTCTTTTGTAATTCAATTAAATCTTTTAATTTATTTTTATTAAAATCTATCTGAGAAACTATAAAGTCTCGTTGACTTTTAAGACTATTAATTTTATTTAAATTTATGCTATATTGTGAAAAATTTCTTTGAAACGCATCAGAAAGAAATCCAAATATACCTAAACTAGTAATAGACATTAATAATATAACTGCACTCAACATATAGTTTTTAAGTATTTTACTTATATCCTTCCAATATCTATAAAGATAGCTTGCAGATACTAATTTAGCTAATTCCATTGAAGAAGCCATGATCGCCACACTCCAAAAACTTGCTGCAAATAATAAAGCTATTCCTTTTATAGAAAAGAAAGCAGCGCAAGCTGCAAGAGCAAAAGCTGAAAATCCTAAAATAAATTTAAACATATTTGTAATTTACACTTGTATTATACTTATATTTTTTATATAATATTTAATCAATGATTAAAGCTGTAGACATTATTTTTGGCCTATCTTGGGGTGACGAAGGTAAAGGTAAAATAAGTAACGCTATTAGTAAAAATTATGATATTGTTTGCCGTTGGAATGGCGGGCCAAACGCAGGTCATACAGTTTACATTAATAATAAAAAACATAAAACTCATATTATTCCTTGTGGAATATTTCAAAACAAACTCAGCATTATTGGGCCAAATTGCGTTGTTAATATTGATAAATTTTTTGATGAAATAGATTATTTAAAAAAAGAAGGATTTGATACATCTTTAATTAAAGTAAGCCCAAAAGCTCATGTTATCACAGAAAGACATATTCAATATGATGTTAATTTTTTAAAACAAAAACTTGGTACCACTGGTCAAGGAATTGCCCCGTGCTATTCAGATAAAGCTTTAAGAATAGGAAAACTCGCTAAAGATTATTTGGATAAAGAATATATTTGGGATGGAGAACTTTATGGTAATGTTCTTTGTGAAGGCGCGCAAAGCTTTTGGCTAGATATAAATTATGGAGATTATCCATATGTGACTAGCAGCGAAACTTTACCCTATTCAGCTTGCTCTTTAGGATTTTCTCCAAAAAAAATAAAAGATATTATTGGAGTAGCAAAAATTTACGATACTAAAAGTGGAGTAGACCCTCTTTTTCCAAAGACACTTTGGGATGATCAAGAACTAAATATGCTAATAGATATTGGTCAAGAATTTGGCTCAACTACTGGTAGACGTAGAATTGCGAATTGGTTAAATTTAAATAAACTAATTGATGCTATTAAAATTTCTGGAATTAATAAATTAATTATTAACAAATGCGACATATTAGAAAAACTACATATTTATAAACTATTACAAAATAATAATTTATATAAATTTAATAATCTACAAACTATGAAATCTTTCATAAAAAATCAGTTGAATCATATATTAATAGATCCAATAGAAATAATATTCTCTGGAAATCAAGAGGATATTTAATATAATTTTTTATGATAAATTGCAATTTTGGAAGGGATCAATTACCTAAATATTTAAGAAATAACTATTTAAAATCTAACGATTTAAATATTGCAGAAATTGGAGTATTAAATGGAGATTATGCTGAAATAATAAGATCCACGTTTCCAGAAGCAAACCTACATTTAGTAGATCTTTGGCAAACCGAAGGAAATGATTTTTATTATTCAATAAGAAAAAATGACACAGAAAACGCATATCTTAAAGCTCTTAGTAGATTCAAAGATGACAATAAATGCTTCTTTCATAAAGAAAAATCAATAGAAGCATGCAAAAGATTTGCTGACGATTTTTTTGATTTTATATATATTGATGCAGATCATAGTTACGATGGAGTTAAAAATGATATTTTAAACTGGTTTCCTAAAATAAAAAATGGTGGCTTTATTTGCGGTCATGATTTTGATCCAGATCCAGAAATGCCAGAGGGTAATATATTTGGGGTAAATAAAGCTGTAATAGAAATTTTTAAAGATAAAATAGACAAAGTTTATGTCACAAATGAACCTTATTTTAAATCTTGGTTTATTCAAAAATAAATTTTGATTTAATTATAAATTATATTTATAATATATATAATGAAATTAATATTGTCTTATATACTATATATTATTGGTGATATTATTAGCAAAACTTTCATATCCTACCCATTTGGATTCAAACTTTATAATAAAATTATGCTTTGTAGCGTAGATTTGGATAATAAAGGAAGAATTTGGAAGTATATTAAACCAAAAAATAAAAAAAGAAAAAAGAAATGAATTGGATTAAAATATTAAATTTTATTGATGGAGTTTTTGAACAAGAAAAAGAGCAACCAGTATTAGGTACGCTTTACAAAATCAAAGGCGAAGATTTGCCATTCAGATATATTAGATTTATAAATGATCCTTATTCAAATAAACCAATATATCATTTCAAGCATCATCAATTAAAAGAATATAAATTTAATGATCTTTCAAGGCTTCAAAGAAAAGCTAATAAAGAAGAAATAAGAATATATGATTTAATCAAAGATCATGTAAATGAATTTTCAAAAAATAACGCAAATTTTAAATAAAATAGATATTTAATCTATAATATATACCATATATAATGAAGTTTAATTTTTTAATATTAGATTATAATAGACCCATCGAAAGCGAATTATGTTTAAATAGTATTAAAAAATTTGCAAGATTTAATCATAATATTATTTACTTATCAAATGGTGGAGATCAAAAATATGTTCAGAAGTATTACGAAGAAGGATTAATAGACAAATTAATTTTAAGAAAAAATAACTCTGGATGCGGTCTTGGAACAAGAGAGTTATTCAATGATTTTGATATTGATTCTGATTATGTATTTTATATACAATGCGATCAGTTTATGATAAGAGAACTTAAATTTAGTGAAGTTGAACTTTATATATCCAAAATGATTGGAAAAACTTTATATATTGACCTAGCTGGAAATCAAGGGAATGGGAAATATTCTGAAAGAGCACATTTTATAAATAAAAATACATACAATAAAATACCTAATTCAATTGGAGGACCAGGTCCATTTGCTAATCAAAAATGGACAGAAAAATCGTTGCAAGATTATATGTCAGATAATGATTTAAAATTTCTTACGATAGATCCTCCAGTTTTTGGAAACAACGGGAAAATTTCTTATAGGCAGTTTCCATGCGGAGGAGAAACGATGCATTTCACAGATACTAAACAATTATGGATAATTAAACCTTTAAAGGATAGATACGATGGATGGCCAAATTTTGACCTAACAAATGAAGAATGGGAAAAAATATTAAGCAATACATGGGAAAATGGTTCAATACCTAAAAATCATATGAAAGATACTTTTACTTTTTGGCAAAAACCATATGAAACTAAAGATCTTTTTAATGAAATTACCATTTTAAGGAAATAAATTTTATAAAAATAATGAAAATATATCTTTGCGGATTAACACACAACGATTTAGAAAATATAAAAGAATTAACATCTGTTTATGATTATTTTGATGGATTAATTTTTGTTGATGGTGGGTCGAACGATGGTACAAAAGAGCTTTTGGAATCTAGAAAAAAAGAAGGCAAAATTATATATAGAAATTGGACTAATGATTTTGATTTTCAAAATAATGAAATATTAAGACAAGGCCCAATGAAAATAGGGGATTGGTTTTTCTTAAGAGATGGAAGAGAAAGATTCAATCATGATTGGGTAAAAAATATAAAAGAATATGTGCAACAATTTAAATCAAATAATATAAGATCAGTTTTTAATTACGGCAAAGGGTTTGGGTTTGAGTATTATGATGATATGTATTTTATGGGAAATCCTCATTGGGGTATGATAAATTGTAGAGATAATAAAATTGATTTAATGAATTATTTTAGTGAAAAAAATAAAGAACATACTTGGAGATTAAAAGATGGAGAAGGCAATAGACCAATATGGAATTTTATTGATCATTTTACGAAATATTATTATGCATATGCGAGATCTAACCATTTATTAATGGGTAGAGAAAATGACAGAGACGGCTTTATGAAAGCGGAATCAAATAGACAAAAATTTAGAATTTATTGTGCCACAGTATTAAATTTAGAATTTACATTAGATTCTTTAAAAAATTTCTTATCTAAAGGAACATGGAAAAATGATCCAATTTTTATAGAAATGTTTAACCAAGAGGAAATATTAAAAACATTTTATCGCTGGCATATCTTAAAACATCCCTTAGAACAAATAAAGATTAATTCAAAGACTTGGGGTTTACAAGACGAAAATGTTTAGCATTTATAGTTCAGCGTTTAACGTTATCAAAAATTCTTTTGATTACAAGGAAGCGGTAGAAAATTTTTGCTGTTTTGCAGAAGAAGTAGTCGTATGCGTAAATCAATCAGAAGATAATTCATTAGAAGCCTTTGAAGATCTTAAAAAAGAATATAAAAATTTAAAAATTATTTCTTCTAATTTTAGTTACGAAGACCCGTTGCTAGATGGTAAAATAAAGAATCAAGCACTCCAGAATACATCTTTTCAATGCAAAATTGGTCTTGATATGGACGAAAGAATACCAATTAGACATAAAGATAGGTGGATAAAAATATCAAATTTCATGTTAGATTATCAAGAAATTGCAGGATTTTTAATACCTAGCATTGACCTGTGGAAAGATGAGCGTCATGTTCAATCAGATCAAAATAAAAATAAAAATTTCAAATGGTATTTACATAAAGGCGGATTGTATCGAGGTGCAGTGAATTTTGCAAGACTCAGTAATGGAAAAGTGGATAGGGAAAAAAGCGATACATGTGAGCTAATAGATGTCCACGGTAATCTAGTTCCTACGCCAAAAATATACCAAGAATTTGAAACAGATGAAAACTATTTTAATTGGCTTGAAAATGAATCAATATTTATTTTTCATGCAGGTTTTTTAGATTTTAGTAAAAAAATAATAAGAAATAAAAATTTTTGGAATAAACATTGGGAATTAGTTTCAGGCAAAAAACATAATACAGCCATGACAATAGAAGAATTTGAAAATAGATCAAAAAATTTAAAATTGCATAACTTAAAACTTTGGAATGAAAAATGAAATTCATATGTGGAGAGTATTTTGCAGAAAATTCAAAATATGTATTTGATAATGGATATTTAGATTTTGAGGGTAAAATATATATCCCCAAAGATCAAAACGATAAAAATATCCAACATAATAATTTTATTTTTTACGAAAATAAACAATTAAATAATAATTATATATTCGCAAATCCAAATTACCTAAAAGAAGTTTTAAATTTTTTAAATGTTTCAAAAGATAAATTTATCCTAATTACTCATAAACTAGATTCCACAATAAATGAAAAATTTAAAAATAGGCAAGGAATTTCATTCCAAGACATTGTAAACCATAAACAAATAATGCATTGGTACGCGCAAAACGCAAACATAAATCATAAAAAAGTTACATACATTCCAATTGGCATAGAGTGTCCAAGAATAAAATTAGACAAAATAATATCTCAAGCGAATCGCTTAAATAATAATAGAACAAATAATTTTTTAATTAATTTTAATCCAGAAAATCCATACGCAATTAATAATGAAAGACAAATATTAAAAAATATATTAAATCAAAAAAATATTTATAACAAATTTGATTTTTTAAACAGAACACAATTCATTGAAGACTTAACAAATTCGTATTTTTGCTTATCACCAATGGGAGCAGGTATAGACTGTCATAGAACATGGACTGCTTTATATTGCGGAGCTGTTCCTATATTAACCAAAAACTATATCAGCCAAAAAATAGCTTCATTTTTTCCAACTTTATTAATAGATAAATGGCAAGACTTGGATTTTGACAATTTAAATAAAGATTTATATTTCAAAATTAAAGAAAATAAACTTGAAATAAACAACTTAAATCTAAATAACTTTATAGAGATATTGAATATTTTTAATGAAAACTCCAATAGTATTAATAGCATTTAACAGACCAAATTACTTCTATCAAACCTGTCAAAGTATAGCCGAACAAGCAAAAGATAGAGAAGTGTATTTATTTTTGGATGGCCCAAAGAATCAAAATGATATATTTAATATAAATACAGTAAAATGGGTTTTTAGTAATTTCTTTCCAAACGGTTATTTATATGAATCTCAATCTAATATAGGAATTGCATTTAATACAAAAAAATCAAGAGAGGTAGTTTTCGAAAAACATAAAAGAGCTATATTCATTGAAGATGATTTAGTTTTAGAACCGTATTATTTATCAATGACAGACAGACTAATGGATCAGTTAGAAGATGATCAAAACGTGGGGATGATTAATTGTTTTGCTGGAGCAGCAACAAGATTTAATGATTTAAATAGCATAGAGAATCAAGAAAAAAATAAATCAAAACTAATAGCATGCTCTCATACTTACGCTATAGGAATGTGGGCAGAAAAATACGAAAAAATTAAACCAACATTATATGAATATTATAAACTACTTCCAACAGTATATAAAAATAGACCACATCAACCAATTATAGATTTTTGGAGAAATAAAGGGCTTGGGCCTGGAATGAGTATAACAAGCCAAGATAAAGCCACAGATTCTTCAATGCTTTTAGTAAATCAATATAAAGTATCTACATATACAAATAATTTAAAGTATGTTGGGGAACTTGGGGACAATAGTAATACTATAGCATTTAAAACATTTAATTGGGAAAATTATCCAATATATGGTAAAGAAGTATTTGAATTTGATTGGGCAGAAAAAGACAAAGAAAGAGTAAAAGAAGAATTAGAATATAATTTTTTTGGTGAGGGCATAGTAGAATGAAAAAACTAAAACTAGCAATATCCGTGGATGATATTAGTCCTAAAAATGTAAATGCATCTTTAGATGATCCTTTTTTATCCAAAGTCCACAAAATATATAAAGAATACGGAGTCAAGACTACTTTATTTGTTCCAGCAAATTTATCAGGCACAACCGATTTGAAATTTTTTCCAGATTGGTGCAAATTTATTGATGAGTTAGAATTTGTAGAAGTTGCTGGGCATGGTTTTTTACACGATTTTCAAACCATGAACCAAACGGAAGATTACAAAGAATTTGCTAGAATGAATTATAACGACGCAATAGATAGATGCAAAGATATAAAAGAGTCTTTAAAATTTTTTAATAAAACTATTCATGGATGGAAAATGCCAGGTTGGGAATTTAATGCAGAATCCCTCAGAGCTATATCAGAAAATTTTGATTACCTATATGCTCACCCATTGCATATTGATATATATAAAAATATTTCTCAAAAAGCAAAAGTCATAGACTCAACTCACACATACGATATTCAACATCAAATAGACTTCAATATCTTAACGAATGGAATACTTATTTTACATTCTCACGTAGATGGAGAAACGAACCAAAATAAATGGACAGATTTTAATTTCTCAAGACTTCAGATCACATTAAATGATCTATTTAAATTTTTTGAAGTAGAAACTACATTTATAAAAGACTTATGATTACAGTGGCGGCGATTTGTAAGAATGAAATAGCCTTAATATCTTCATGGATAAAAGTACTTCAAGAATCAGAAATTATTTCAAATATTATCATTGCGGATACTGGATCTACAGATGGAACAATAGAAGAAATAAAAAAATGCAAGAATATTGAACTATTTGAAATTCCATGGAATAGCGATTTCTCAGAAGCTAGAAATTTTCTAATAGAAAAATCAAAAAAATATAATTCTAATTTCTTGTGGATGCTAGATATTGATGAGTTCCCTTCAGTTAATTTAATAAATAAATTAAAAAATGATTTAAAAAATTTAATTAAATATGATCTTATTATGTTCCCATATATTGAATTCTGGGATTTTGATAAACCATGTTTTAAGCTCCCACCTAGAAAAACTTGCTTAATCAATGATTTCATATATTATGAGCCATTTAAACCAAATATCTGTTTGATAAATAATAAAATTGATTTTAAATATAAAAATTCATTACATGAAATATTAGATCTAGATTTGAATAAAGTAAATTCACTATTTTACTCTAAATCTGGCAATCAAATTATTCCATTAAACACAATATATGATGAATACTATATATCGCATTTTTCATTTCCAAAATATAAAAAAGCAGCAAAAATTAATAATTCTTCGTTTGAATACGAGTTAGGCTTGAAAAGATTAAATTATAGAAAAATAAAATCTGCAATAACCAATAATAAAGAATATACAACTGATTGGGCTAATATGGATAAAACATATCAAGATATAGAGCAATTAGGAAAAGATCAAATTAACCAGTTTATAAATATAGAAGGGTATACTTTTCCAAATTTAAATTTAGAAAAAATAAAAGAAACAAACTACTATAATATAATCAATGAGTAATTTTTATTTTTGGTCATGCTTTAATGTCAGAGGAAGAAATTCAATGTATCCGCATGTTACAGAGAAGTCTTGGGTTGACCAAAGGTTTAATATATGGAAAAATTTTACATATAAAAGCATTTGCAACCAGATAGATAAAAATTATAAATATATACTAGAAATAGACGAATTAAATTATGATTATACATCAAGCTTATTTAATAACTTAAATGATGAAAAATTAATTATACTAAAAAACACTTTATTTGAGAATAAAATTAATACATCAGACAATATCATTGCTAGAGTAGACTCCGATGATTTATACAGAAATGATGCAATTATTAAATTTAGACAAACTTTTGATAATAATCCAGATATAGAATACGTAATGATGAGCAAAGGGTATTTCATAAACGTCAATACTTTTGAAATAAAAAAATACTATTCCCCATCTGGACCGTTTTTTGCTGCAAAAATAAATAATAATTTAAATACTTATAAGTCTAGCATGGATACCCCAATTTTCATTGGTCATGGTCAAGTAAAGCATAAGCCATATAGGTTTATTGATGAAAATATGGCAATGGTAACATCTCACGATTATAATACAGATCAATGGCAATTTAGACAAACGGCAGAACATACCTCGAATGTAGGAGCGGTTAGAATGTATGAAGCTGAATCTTGCTCCGAAGAAGAAATAAAAAACAAAAATAATATCTTAAAAAGTTTTGGCTTGGAATGAAGATAGCATTAATTTCAAACGAAACAAAAAATATATTTCCGCACTATGGAAATGGCGGAACTCAATCATGCGTTGAAAATTTAGCAGAAGGATTATATAAAAAAAATCACAATTTTTTCGCAGTATGCCCAAAAAGAGAAATTAAAAAAGATTATCCATTCAAAATAATAGAAGTTGATTTTTATCCAAAAGAAGCAAATATTAAAAATGATAAAAATTATTCAGATTTAATTAACAAAGTTATTGAGCAAGAATCTCCAGATTTAGTTTTGACTCAACAAGAAGAAATATTAAATGAAGAAAATTTAAGTAAGACTAAATTGATAACAACTAGGCATGATAGCGGAGAAAAACATAGAGAACTTTTAAATAAAAAAAATCTTAAATATAGATTTATATCAGAGAATCAATTCAAAACTTGGGCAAAAACAGAACAAGATATAAAGAACTCCTTTTGGTGTTATACTGGATTTTCTGATAATGAATACGAGTTTAATGAATTTCCAGAAGATTATTATTTATGGGTTGGAAGTTTTGCATGGGGATGGGAGGCTAAAGGATTAAACCTTTTTATAGAATTAGCAAAATATTTTAAAGAAAAAAACTTTGTTATTTATGGATGTGGACAACCAGATATTGAAAATATAGTTATAGACTTTACGAAAGAATTAAAAAATTTAAACTATGGAGGGATGCTTAAAAGAGGAGAAGAACACAGAAGAGTTTTTAAAAACGCGAAAACATTAATACAACTTTCAAATATGAATGAAGCTTATGGAAGAACTAGCGTAGAGGCGCTTACCAAAGGAACGCCAGTTATAACTAATTTTAGTGGAGCAAATCCAGAAATAGTTGGAAATGATGGCGGTATAAGAATAAAAACATCTGAAGAATTATTTAAAAGTATAGATGACATAAAACTTATTGAAAGAAAAGCGGTTTTTAACTATTCAAAAAAATTTCATGCTGACGTAGAAGTTGAAAATCTATTAAATCCCAATATTTGGTAAAAATTTTAGCTTTTATTCCAAAATTAAATATAATTTTAAGAGATGAAAAAGATATTAATTACTGGCGCGGCAGGCTTATTTGGTGTTAATTTTTCGAATTACTTATTAAATAAGGGCTATAAAATCATAGGTATAGATAATTTTTTTGGTGGCTATAAAGATTTTCTACCTAAACATAAAAACTTTAAGTTTTATAAATTAGATTTATTAAATGCAAATGAATTATCAAAAATCTATAAAAAAGAAAAACCAGATCATACATATCATTTTGCAGCATATGCAGCAGAAGGGCTTTCTCCATTTATTAGAAATTTTAACTATAATAACAATATTATAGCCTCTGTTAATGTTATCAATGAATGCATAAAAAATAATTGTAAAATATGCTTTTCTCAAAGCATGGCTGTTTATGGGGAACAAAAACTTCCTTTTACAGAAGACATGACCCCAAATCCAGTAGACCCTTATGGAATAGCAAAATATGCAGTTGAAATGGATTTAAAAAACGCAAAAGAACAATTTAATTTAAATTATACTATTATAAGGCCACACAACGTAATTGGTATTTATCAAAATATTTGGGATAAATACAGAAATGTTGCTGGCATTTTTATAAGAAGAACTTTAAATAAAGAACCTATATTAATATATGGTGATGGCGAGCAAACTAGAGCATTTTCAGATATAAAATATTATCTAGAACCCATGGAAAGACTAATGGACGACAAGTTCTCTGGAGAAATTTTTAATCTAGGGTCGGATAAATATTATTCAATAAATGAATTAGCAGAAATAGTATCTAATATTTCAAAAAAACACGATTTAAACCCTAAAATTAAATACGTAGAAAAAAGGCATGAAGTCAAACACGCTTACTGCGACCATTCTAAAGCTAAAAAGCTATTAAAACTAGAAGATAATACTAATATATATGAAACTTTAGAAGAAATGTTTATTTGGGCTAAAAATCAACCCAACAGAAAAGTAAAGAAGATTAAATATGAAGTTACAAAAAATATATATTCATATTGGAAATAATATAAAATGGATCAAAATTTAGAAAAAAATTTACTTTTAAAAATTCCAGGAATAGTTGGAATTAAAAGTAATGATCAAGCGATCTCCAAGCATTTAGATGGACTAGAAATAATGCAGCCCATGACAGAGTATTACGTCCAAAACATGAATAAAAAAAATTACCATTGGCTATGTCATTCAGAATTTTCATGGTTCTTGGCAGAAGCTGTTCCAATAGCTTACGGCCTATTTAAAAATAATCTTTTAGATTTCATGGTTTCATTTGAAGGTTCTGAGCCTTATTTGCCATTTTTACCAAAAGATAAACTTTTAATTTCAAAAGGCACAGGTTTAAATACTTTAGGTGGATCACCACCATATTTAGGTAGTAAAATCTATTCAAAAGAATATAAATCTATAAACCCATATTGGGAAGCTCCTCCTTTGAAAGCTTTTTATAAAGATAAATTAAAATTAAATTTTAAAAAACCTTTAATGATTATTAATAATAAATTAACAGAGGAATGGTCTCACGGGCCAATCAATTGTTTTTACAGTAAAGATCTTGAAATTTTATTAAAAGCTTTAAACGACAATTATTCGATTGGATATATAAGATCTAAAGGCAATGAAAAAGGATTTTGTAATGATGGAAGTAAAGTGCTAGAAGAGGATGATTTTTCTGTTATAAAAAATAATTGTTCTGAATATATAATTATTCAAGACCTGATGGAGCAAACAGGAATAACATTTAATATTGCTCAATGTTTAATGCATGCTGAATCTAACATCCACATTTCATCATCTGGTGGTAACGCAATTATCGCTAGTTATTTTGGTGGAAAGAATATTATTATAGGTAGAGGTGAAAAATTTAAACAAAGACCAGTTTGGCATAAGGGTTCATGGCTTAAAAATTTATCTGGATCAGAAATATTTCATGCAGACTTAGAAATTAATAATTGGGAACAAGAAATAAAAAATTTACTTTAATATGAATAAAAATTTTCAAGAAACTTATTACGGCAAAAAAATAGATACGTCTAATATTTTAAATATTGAAGACGCAAGTAAACTCATAAAAGGAAGAAGAACAGTTGTTATTACTGGGGTTACTGGACAAGATGGAAGTCATATGGTGGATTTTCTTTTAAAAAATACTGATTTATTGATTTTTGGTGGAGTAAGAAGATTGAGCGTATATAACCATGAAAATATTAAACATATTGAATCTGATAGATTTCATTTGATTAATTTTGACCTTACAGATTCTCACGCTATAGCTCGAACAGTTGAAAAACTTCAACCAGATTATTTTATTAATTTTGCTGCTCAAAGTTTTGTTGCAAGTAGTTGGGATTTTGCAAAACAAACATGGGCTACAAACTCAACCAGTGTTTTAGATATATTAGAAGCAATTAGGCTTTATAAACCATCCTGTAGGTTATATCAAGCTGGATCGAGCGAAGAATTTGGAAATGTATTATATAGTCCACAAGACGAAAATCATCCATTAAGACCAAGAAGCCCATATGGAGCAAGTAAAGCTGCCTCTAGACAATTAATTAAAGTATATAGAGATTCTTATAATCTTTATGCTATACAAGGATGGTTATTCAACCACGAAGGAACTCGCAGAGGAGAAGAATTTGTAACAAGAAAAATAACTAAAAATATAGCAAGGATTTGCAACTCTTTAAAAAATAAAGAAGAATTTAAACCACTTGAGCTTGGTAATATGGAAGCAAAAAGAGATTGGAGTGATGCAGAAGATTTTATAGAAGGCGTATGGATGATGCTAAATCAAGACCATTATAATCATAACTATAATGGAATACCTCAAGAATATGTATTTTCTTCCAATGAAACTCATACTATTAAAGAGTTCGTGGAAAAGGCTTTTGATATAGCTGGAATTAATGGTAAATGGATAGGAGAAAATGAGCATGCAATGTATGTATCAAATGAAAATAAAATACTAGTACAAGTTAATCCCAAGTTCTATAGACCAGCCGAAGTTGAATTACTCCTAGGAAATTCAGATAAAGCCAGAAAAGATCTAGGATGGAAACCAAAAATTTCATTTGATAATTTAATTAAAAAAATGGTAGAAAATGATTTAAAAAAATATGAACTTAATTAGTATACTTAATCATTATAATTTAAATAGCACGAATACTTTACATGGTACAGATAAAAATACTGATCATAGTTATATAGAAAATTTTTACGAAAAGGCTTTTGAAAAATATAAAGACAAACAGATAAATTTACTGGAAATTGGCGTTGCTTGTGGAGCTTCATTATTTTTATGGAAAAAGTTTTTTTTAAATGGTAATTTTTATGGGATTGATATATATAATGTATTAAAAGAAGAATATAAATTTGATGGCGCAAACTACATGATAGAAAATGCTTACGATTTAAACACTTTAAGAAAATTACCTAGTTTTGATATTATTATTGATGATGGGCCTCACGACATAGAAAGCCAATTATTTACTTTACAAAATTATTCCGATAAATTGACCGAAGGTGGAATCCTAGTTATAGAAGACATAGAAAATGAAGAAAACTTAAAAATTCTTATTGACAAAATTCCAAATAAATATAAAATGAAGTATGAAGTATTTGACTTAAGAAGAATAAAAAATAGATATGATGATGTAATTCTAACAATTAAAAATGTTTAAAACCAAATCTAGCCACAAGCTTTGCCAATTAGTAGTTAAAAAATTTGTTAAGGGAAATATTAATTGGCCAAGAGAAATTAAAATTGCTCAAAGATTAGTCAAAAGATTTGATTCTTTTGATTTTTGGGACAACCTCAAAGACTTGGGAAGTCCACCTCCCTCCCTCGCTTGGTTTCTTAAGAACGAAGGTAAGGCTTTCCTATTATCTGAATATGAGAAATTTAAATTAGATTTAAATAAGGAAAATATAACTTTAGAAGAAAATAAAGTACAAGAAGATAAAAACATTTGCAAAAAACCTAAAACTCTGTTAGAATTTATAAGATATGGGAAGAAAACCTAAAGAAGAAATTATTGAAACATCTGGCCCAAGTGCGTCAGATAGATTATTATCATTTCTAAAAGATAATAAAGAAGATCACTACAATTTTGAAGATGAGATATATTATAAGGTATCAACTGGTAGCTTGAACCTGGATATAGCTACAGGTGGTGGTTTATGTCCAGGGTTGCATAGATTTATTGGAATGAACGAAGGCGGTAAAACATCAGAAGCCCTAGAAGTGGCTAAAAACTTTCTTAAATCAATAGAAAACTCTAGAGCTTTACTTTTCAAAGCAGAGGGAAGACTAAGTAAAGAAATCAAAGAACGTTCTGGAATTAAGTTCGTAACGGACCCAAAAGAATGGGTCGATGGAACTTGCTTTGTATTTGAATGCAATATTTTTGAAACAGTCTCAGAATTAATGAAAGACCTTATTCAATCTAATGATGAAAATAAAAGGTATATGTTCATCCTTGATTCAGTTGATGGTTTAATGACTAAGGGCGATTCTCAAAAAAGCATGACAGAAGCTACTAAAGTAGCTGGTGGAGCAGTTATTTCATCAATGTTGATGAAGAAAATCTCTCTTGCGCTTTCTAAGCGTGGTCATATGGCTATTTTTATTAGTCAAGTTCGATCTGATATTAAACTCGATCCTTATGCCGCAAATAAAGATATTCGCCAAACTACTGCAACTGGTGGAAATGCATTATTACATTTTGCTAATTGGATTCTTGAGTTTGAGCCAAAGTTTAATAAAGATCTTATTCTTGAAAAACCAAATGAAAAATATGACGCAATAAAGAATAAAATTATTGGACATAATGTAAAAATCGCAATCAAAAAATCAACCAATGAATCTACAAATTCAAAAGTTCAATATCCCATCAAATATGGTCGTAAAGACGGGTCATCGGTATGGAAAGAATACGAAGTAATTGATCAAATTCTTGCTTGGGAATTTGCGATAGCAAAAGGCGCATGGGTAACATTTTCTGATAATATTATTGAAGAACTTAAGAAGGAAAACCTTGAGCTTAAAAAACAACATCAAGGAATAGACAATTTAAGGTCTTATCTTGAAGATAATAAATCAATCGTAGACTATTTTTATAATAAATTTATTAATACTCTTGCATCATGAGATTATTAAATATTAACGGAAAACTCGTTAATAAAAATGTTAGGAAAAATCTTATTAATTGGGAAGGCAAAAGCCGTAGTAAACTTCAATTTAAATTTAAACAATTTTTTTACCCATATTGGAAAAATCATATCGTATATGAAGAGTTTCCAGTTTACGGGAGTATGCTTAAAGTAGATTTATTAAATGCAACAAAAAAGATAGCAGTTGAAATACAAGGCAATCAACATGAATCTTTTAATAAATTTTTCCATGATAATTCAAGATTAAAATATCTTCAAAGCATTAAAAGAGACGTAAAAAAAGAAAAATGGCTTGAAATAAATGAATTTAAATTCATAGAACTCTATGAATCAGATTTAAAAAATTTATCACCACAATATATAGAAGAAAAGTTTAAAATATTAATTATTTAGTGTAAAACTTTCGGTGACTAATAAGAAGAAATTTAATTTTCCAGAATCACTTTTAAAACAAATAGACGAGTGTAGCTTTGGTGGTTATGTGCTTTTTAACTTTTCAAGTAAGGGAGAGCCCCAAGTATATACAAAATTTGATAATCAAATAAATGCAATGGCTTTATTGTATTATATAAATACTTGGAGTCAAAGCGTAGATCAATTAAATTTAGAAGCAACAACAGATTTAATAGCCAGAAAAAACGAAGAAGACAAAGACGAAGAATAAGATTAAAACTTGACTTTTAAATTTTGTTTTGGTATTATATATAAAGGATGATTTACTCTTTACAAGTAGAAAGACATGTATTAAGCGGTCTTATCAAGCATCAAGAGCTATTTGCGGATATTGATGTATTTTTAACTGAAAATGATTTTTATAACGATGTTCATTGCACGATTTATACAGTTATAAAGAATATAAAACATAAAGGCGAAGCATTAGACAAAGTATTACTTGCAGAAAAAATAAAAAATTTAGGGATATCATTTAAGGATGAAATTAATATATTTGATTATATAGACAATTTAAGTTTCTCCCAAATTACGGAGCAAGCAACAATTGAGGCTTGTAAGGAGTTAATAAAATTAAGAGTAAGAAGAGAAATATCTCAAACTGCAGATAAATTAAAAGATTATATTAATAAAAATTCAGCAGATTCTTTAGATCAAATAATAGGAAAAATTGACCAAATCTATAATCAAAAAATATCTAGTTATGCAGAAAATGATTTACCAATAAATATTTTTGATGGAGTTGAGGATTTAATTGAAGAGATTGGCAATAAACCAAAAGAAGACACAGGTTTAATAACTCCTTATTCTGAATTTAATAGAATGTATGGTGGATTAAAAAACTCTAATATATATGCAATTGCAAGTAGACCTGGACAAGGTAAATCCACATGGTTAAATGATATATGTTTTAAGACATCAATAAATCCAAAGAATAAAACCAAGACTCTAATACTTGATACAGAAATGCAAACAATAGACATACAACTTAGAATGGTCGCTTCTTTAAGCGGAGTCCCAGTCTGGTATCTAGAAACAGGTAATTGGAGAAAAAATGAAGAAATGACTAAAAAGGTAAGAGAAGCATGGGCTAAAGTAAAAAATTATGAATATTTTCATTATCATGTAGGTAATAAAAATATCGATCAAATTTGTTCAATAATTCGTAGATGGTATTTATCAAAGGTTGGTAGGGGAAACCAAGCAATGATTGCGTATGATTACATAAAACTAACTGGAGAAAAAGTAGGCCAAAATTGGGCAGAACATCAAGCTATCGGAGATAAGATTGATAAACTAAAAAGAATTTCAGAAGAAATTCGTTGTCCAATCATTACGGCTATGCAATTAAATAGAACAGGAGAAAGTTTTAACAGAAAATCTAATGAAGTAATTGATGATAGTTCTGTGATATCTCTCTCAGATAGATTACAATGGTTCGCTTCATTCGTAGCAATTTTCAGAAGAAAAACTTTAGATGAGATTACTCTCGATGGTCAAGCGTTTGGAACCCATAAATTAATTCCTACGAAAACTAGATTCCAAGGTAAAGATGCTGCAGGACACCAAGATCTAGTAAGAAGATTAGATTCAGCTGGTAAAGAGGTATGGGCTCAAAATTATTTAAATTATAATGTTGCAAATTTTAATATTGAAGAAAGAGGATCTTTGATAGATGTGGCAGAAAGACAAAGAGAACAATACCAATTAAATGATCAAAATCAAAATGACGGAGAAATATTATGAACGTAGAATTAATATCCATCACAAAACCTAAAATAAAAAATATTGATAAAGCTGAAGATCTTATAGCTTATTGCGCTAGAGTTAGCAATCCATCAAATCAAATGAATACTGAAACTGCGCCAAAACTCTTAAAATATTTATTAATAAATAAACATTGGTCACCATTTGAAATGGTTGATATGACATTAGAAATAAAAACAAGCAGGGCAATCGCAGCTCAAATACTTAGGCATAGATCTTTTTCTTTTCAAGAATTTAGCCAAAGATATAGTATGGTAAATGAATTCGAAGATATAGAATTAAGACTTCAAGGTGAAAAAAATAGACAAGTCGGAGAAAAGCTTCTACCTACAAGCACAGAAGCATACGAAAATGTATCAAATTTAATCGCAGAAAGTATATCTCTATCTCAACATTGTTATGATACCATGATTGAAAATGGGGTTGCTAAAGAAGTAGCAAGAATGGTTCTTCCGCTTACCACTCAAACCACAATGTATATGAAAGGCTCTTTAAGAAGTTGGATTCATTATATAGAATTAAGAGCGCAACAAAACACCCAAAAAGAGCATAGATTAATAGCAGAAAAATGTAAAAAAATTCTTATAAAAGAATTTCCTATAATTAGTGAGGCTTTAGAATGGAAAAGTTAGGGGTATACCAAATCCTAACAGAGTTAGGATATAAATTAAAAGATTATGGTAAAGAATATAGAGCCAAACCTTTATATAGAGAAAGTGATAACGATACAGTATTAAGAATATACAAAGATACAGGAAAATGGTTTGATTTTAGTCAAAACATAAGTGGAGATATCAACTCTTTAGTCTCAATGACTTTAAAACTAGAACTCCCAAATCAAGCTGAAGAATGGCTTAAAAACAAGAATTTTAATTTCAATACAGATCATTTAAATAAAAAACCATTATTAAAATCAGTTAAAAAATTTGATACGGAGCTTTTATTAAAACTAGAAAAAGATAATTCATATTGGATTAATCGTGGAATAAATGAAGAAACGATATCTTTGTTTTCTGGTGGAAAAGCAAGCGTTGGTAAAATGAAAAATAGATATGTATTTCCAATTTTTGATCCCAAAAAAAATATTATTGGTTTCTCTGGAAGAGATACAACTAATACTTCTTCTATAAAATGGAAGCATCTTGGAGAAAAGAATAATTTTTTATATCCAATATTCTTAAATGACGCTTTTATAAAAGAATCAAAAGAAGTTTTCCTAGTAGAAAGTATCGGAGATATGCTTAATCTTTGGCAAAATAATATTAAAAACGTAATAGTACTATTTGGAGTAAACCTAAGTTTACCTATTTTAAATTATTGTTTAAAAATGGATATTAAAAAAATATTCATTAGCTTAAATAATGATTCAAAAAATAATAACGTAGGAAATATTGCTGCAGAGAAAATTTTTGTAAAATTAAAAAGATATTTTGATGAAAATCAATTAAAAATTAAACTTCCATCAAAAAAAGATTTTGGAGAAATGACAGCAGAAGAAATAAAATCATGGAGTAATATATGATAATACATCAATCTCAACCAAATAGAGCATATCCATCAATATTATCCTTTCTTAAAAAAGATCATGAACCATTGGCTTATGAATTCTCTACTCAATTTATTTTTAACAATAAAGAAGATCAAGATTACATGCGTAGCAATAATTTAATACAATTTAACTACAATGACCCAATAATAAGAAATCTGGAAGATCCCTCAATCAACCCTACATGCTTAAGAGTTAAAAATAAATCACAATTAAATTCATTAAAGAATAATGAAAATATAGATTATTTTTTTGGTTTATATGATACTAGTTATTTTTCAAAAGGATCTGACGATTTTTCTTTTACAATTATTGATCATCCAATAAATCAACTTTTAAATATGTTTCATTATGTTAAATATCAAATAATTTCAAAAGAAGAAATAGATTCATATAAATTTTTATTAGAATTAAATAAGGATGAATTAAATCAAGAACTTAAACAATATGAAATTGATTTAGATAATTTTAAGATGCAAGATTTAGATCCAGATGCTTTTGACTTTTCTTTAACAAAAGATTTCTTTTTGAATTATTTTGAAAAAATAAAAAACACAGGAAGGGCCGAAGCGATAAAACGCTTTAAAGATTTTTATTCAAAATATTACGTATATATGTTGATTTGCGCTTGCTCTTTCGAAAATTTTTCTAAACAAGAGGAATGGGTTGATTATTTTTTATCTAATCCTAATTTACAAGATTTTATGACATATCAAAATATAAAATTTACATATCCTAAATCCTTTATTCATGCTTCAGAGCTTTCAGAAAATCATGACTTCTATGGAATTATGGATTCCAGAAAAAGTCTTTCAAAATCCTTACATATTATATCTCAAAAAACAAATATGTTATTTTGTTTGAATAATAATTTTAATTATTATAGCCCGATGGATAGTTTTACATATAAAAGAAAAGAAATAGAAAGCGTTCTAGAAAAAGATATATACTTTTTTAATCAAAAGAAAGAAGCGTTAAAGTCTTTATGACGATCTATCAAGCTCAACCTTGCCGTATATATCCATTTTTATTTACTGAAAGTAAAGAAAATTCTCCACTTTTAAGATATGAGTTCAGTGATCAATTCATATATTCAAATATAAATGATGCCCAAATAGCATTTAGCTGTCATATAAACAATATGAGTCCAAACATGCATTCTTTACCAAAGACTTTAAAAGAAGCAGAGTATTGTCTTTTTTTAGCTCCACCAAGGAAAAAAAATGGATATTCAATAAGCGATAATAGGAGCTATGAAGTAATTGATGATTATATAATTTGGGATTGGTCTAAAGAAATAGATTTTTTATATGGTTTATTTAGCGCTTGTTATTTAGAAAATTTTGAAAAATATAAAAAAAATACCGACTTCTCTTTTACAGTTATTGATCATCCGATGAAACAAATAGTAAATCTTTATTATTATTTTAAAGGAGGAATTAAAGAAATTAAAGACATTAAAGAGCTTAGGGAGCGACACAAGACAGATCCTAAATTAAAAAAATCTTTAACAAAAGAGTACTTAAAAGATAAGAATAATTCATTAAAATTTAATGCTGTAATAACAAATGCAGATTCGTATTCACGTTTTCAAAAAAAATATTTCAATAAAACAGAAGAAGAATCAAAACTAGAAGTTTACAATTTTTATCAAGGGGTCACGAAGTATAGTATAGCATTGATAGAGTCAATGCAAAACCATTTGGAAAGTTTAGAAAAATGGATAGATTTTATTATAGATACAAAAGGTAAAATTAAAATAAAAAATATTCATCCAGATATAAAAAATGAAGTGCACATTAATGAAATTTTTTTTCATTGTAGCAAATTATATAAAAATCACGACTACTACGGGATCATGGATTCAAGAGAAAATCTTTTAAAATCTGTTGAAAAAATAAACGAACTAAATAAAAGTACGAATTTAATATATGATGGAGATTATTTTTTTACATGGAAAGATTTTCCAATTTATGAATATAGAAAAAATGAATTAAAAAAAGTTCTTGAAGAAGATATTGATTTTTTTAAAAAGAAAAAAGAATTATTATAAAAATATGAGTGAAAAAAAGATTTTGTCTGCGTCCAGAATTAAAACCCTAGAAACTTGCTCTTGGGTCTATTGGAATAATTATCATACTAAAGTTCCCCAATCCCAAAATGATGGAGCATTAAGGGGTACAATATGTCATACAATTTTTGAATTATTACTAAATCCAAGACATAAAAAACATTATAATAAAATTATTAAGAAAAATTCAATTAAAGGAAGCAGACCCGTTGCTAAACTAGTCAAAATATTAAAAGCCAAGGTCGGATTGCATGAATCAAATTTTGAAATTTTAGATCAAATGATTATGGTAGGATTAAAGCAGGATTTCTTTGGCGAAAAAGAAGGAGAAATAGTTAAACCAGAGTTTCCATTTGAAATTCAAAATGATACCCCCAAATATCATATCAAGGGGTTTATTGATAAGCCTATTAAATCAAAAAATAAAATGATTATAATCGATTATAAGAGCTCAAAGGCTAAGTTTAGGGGTGATGACTTAGAGGCTAATATTCAAGCCATGATGTATAGTCTTGCAAGCAAAAAATTATGGCCTAAACTTAAACCTATAGTTAGGTTCTTATTCTTAAGATTTCCAAGGCAACCTATTCAAGAGCTTCAATTCACGGATGAGCAAATTAAAGGTTTTGAGCATTATTTAGAGCATATAAACGATTATATTAATAAATTTGATGAAAATTCTGCGAAAACAAATTTTGCTATTGATAATGATAAAAGTAAGTGGATGTGTGGAGTAGGAAACTGGAGATGTCCATACAGAGATGCTTATAATTATTATGTAAAATTAAATGAAAATAATCAAGTAATAGAAACAAGTTTAGATGGCAAATTTAAAGATATTAAAGGTTTCAAAATAGAAAAAAGGGAATATTTAGGATGTCCGAAATTTAATACTTTAAAAAAAGACACAGAAGCAAGCAAAAATGCAGATGAATTTTTAGATTGATTTTTATTAAAATTCAAAGTATACTGCATTAAAATGATACCTTTATTCAAGTCTCACTATTCATTAGGAAGATCAATATTAACTTTGGAGGATAAATCTAAAACCGATAGTTATCCAGATTCAATTATTGAAATTGCAAAAGAAAATAATTTAAATGAAATTTTTCTTTTAGAAGATAATATGTCTTCATTTCTTGAAGGTTATACAAACTGCAAGAACAATAATATTAAATTGAATTATGGATTAAGAATATCTATAACAGAATCAATTAATGAAAAAACAGAAGATTCAAGACAAAAAAATTCAAAAATTTCCATATTCTGTAAAAATAAGAATGGTTATGAATCTTTAACAAAACTATATAGTATTGCAGCAAAAGATGGGTTCTATTATGAACCAAGACTAGATTATGAGATATTACAAAAAAACTGGAGTGATAATTTAATATTATCCATACCTTTTTATGATTCTTTCATATTTAATAATTCTTTAAGAAATTCAATTTGTGTACCTCAATTTAATTTTGTAAAACCAAACATCTTTATTGAGGATAATGGTCTTCCGTTCGATAGTATAATTAAAGAAAAAGCAGCTTCTTTCGCTAAAGAGAATGATTTGGATGTCTATAAAACTAAAAGTATTTATTACAAAAATAGAAAAGATTTCAAAACTTATTTAACTTTTAGATGCATTAACAATAGAAGCGTCTTAAACAAACCAGAAATAGAACATATGACTAGCAACGAATTTTCATTTGAAAGTTGGAAAAATAAAAAATGAAAACATTAGAAATGCCAAAAAAGATTAACGCTCATGGTTCTAAATGCCGTCAAATTGAAGGTAATGAAGAAAGAACCAGAGATTATAAAGACATGCTTTATTTATATGAAAAACTTTGGGCGCAAGATGCAGATTTAATAAATTTTCATTATTTAGGTTCTCAAAGAGTTCTTGATTCAATTTTGGAATTAACAAGAATAGATAGCGAAAATATGCCTAAAGATTTGTATTTCGATAAAATACTACATAGATTCAAAGAAAGAGATTCTCAAAGAGCAAATATTGTAGATATAGGAAATAAACTTAACACTACAGTCTATATAGTCGCTTTTTTAAAGAACCTACAAAAATACAAGATATATAACCTCACAAAAGACGATGGAGTTTGGATAGAAATGAATCAAGCAGAACATATAGCATGGCATCATCAAATGAGAGGCTATAGTTTTGATGAATTTTTAGATTTTAAACCCTACGAGCCAAAGTATATTTAATATGGACGAACATCTTTTAAGATATAATAAACAAAAAACCCTAGTCTTTATAGACTGTGAGACGTTTAATCTTTGCCTTAACTTCTGTCACAATATTCCATGGCAAATAGCTATGCTTAAAGTTCAAGGGGATAAAAAAATTGATCAAAAGAATTTTTATTTAAAATGGAAAACAGATTTAAAAATAAGTCAAGATGCGGCAAAAATAACAAGATATGACCATCAAAAAGTTCAAAAAGAAGGCCAAGACCCAAAAGAGATTTTTCCAACAATTAAAGATTGGTTAGATAAAGCAGATTATATCATTGGTCATAATATTTTAGGTTTTGACATTTATTTAATTAAAGAGTATTATGATTTTATGGGATGTAATTGGCAACACTTAACAAATAAATTTATTGATACAAACGCTATAGCTAGAGGCATGAAATACGGAACACCTTACAACCAAAAACAAAATTTATTAGAATATCAATATAAAGTATATCATACTAGAAAAAAAAATGTTAAAAGCTCTTTAACTTTGCTGGGCAAGGAAAATGGAATAGATCATGATTATGAAAAATTGCATGATGCAATTAATGATCTTGATTTAAATTTAAAAGTATGGAATAAATTAAAATGGCAGGTGGAGATTTAATATGGGATCATTTGATGATGTATACGACATGCTCCAAAAGATGGAAGACAATAATATTGAATATCTTTTAATTACCATAACAAAAGGTAAAAAACAAGGCAAAGCTGATGTATTTTTTTCCCTAAAAGATAAATCGTCAATGAAAATTTTAGCCAAAGGATTAAAAATATTTAACGAAGAAATAGATAAAATATCTGAAGATGACCTAGGAGATGAACCTAATGAATAATTTTGCTGAAGATAAATTATTTTCCAATAAATTTGATAAACTAGATTTAGGTCTTTATGGAGTAAGACTACCAGAATTTAATATAGAAATTGCATCCAAAAGAAGGCTTGGCGTAAGCGAGGATGTTTCAAATTATGACTTTTTAAGAGCATTAGCGTTAAATGGTTTTAAAAATTTGAATATTAACAAAAGTAATAAAGATTACAGTAAATACGTAGATCGAGCTAAACATGAACTTGAAACTCTTAAAGAATTAGGGTTTATTGATTATATATTATTAGTTTGGGATGTTATTAATTTTTGTAAAACTAACGATATTCCAGTAGGTCTTGGTAGAGGCTCTGCTGCTGGATCATTAATTTTATATCTTATTGGAGTAACTAGGATTGACCCTGTAAAATATGACCTTTATTTTGAAAGATTTATATCAAAGATTCGCGCTAAAAAGCAGATTATTGATAAAATAACATACTTGGATGGTAGTTTAATGTGTGATGTGGATTTGGATATTTGTTATTATAATCGTCAAAAAGTATTACAGTATTTAGAATCTAAATTTAAAGGTAAAACTAGCAAAATATTAACGCTTAATACTTTAAGCGGAAAACTCTTGATTAAAGAATGCGGTAAAATTGTAGGAGAAAAATCAGAGGAAGAAATGACGATGATATCCTCCTTAATTCCTAAAGTCTATGGTCAGGTTAAAGATATTGAAGAAGCATATGAAGAAGTTCAATCTTTTAAGGATTGGTGCGATCAAAATAAAGAAGTTTATGATACTGCTTTAAAATTAAGAGATTTAATTAAAAACAAAGGCGTACATCCATCTGGAGTTCTATTATCGTATTACGATTTAGAAACAATATGCCCAACAGAATTTTCTTCTGACAAAGAGCCAGTATCTAGTTACGATATGAATTGGGTAAGTTTATTCAATATTAAATTAGATATTTTAGGTTTAAGAAGCGTTTCGGTAGTAGATGATGTTTGTAAAAGAATAAATATAAAAGTTGAAGAAATAGATTTAAATCATGAATCAATTTATAGAAATTTACAAGATTTAAAATCTCCACACGGATTATTTCAAATTGAAGCAGATACTAATTTTAGAGTATGCCAAAAAGTAAAACCTAAAAATCTAGAAGAACTAAGTGGAGTATTAGCGTTAGCACGACCAGGAGCATTACAATTCGTAGATAAATATGCAGCTCATACAAATTTTCAACAATCAGAGAGCATTCATCCATTCTTTGATGATATTTTAAAAGATACTGGTGGGGTAGCTTTATATCAAGAGCAGTTAATGAAAATGGCTCATAAAATTGGATTTAGTCTTGATGAAGCAGAAATTCTAAGAAGAATTGTAGGAAAAAAGAAAACCGAAGAAATCAAAGCTTGGAGAAAGAAGATTGAAGATAAGATTAAAGAAAATAAAATTCCAAAAGAGGTAGGAGAAATTCTTTGGAAGATTCTAGAGGATTCTGCTAATTACTCATTTAATAAAAGCCATTCACTAGCATATGGCGCATTGGCTGCGGTTACAGTATATTTAAAATTTAATTATCCAAAAGAATTCTTTTTATCTTTATTAAAAATGACTAGAAATGAACCAGACCCAATTGGAGAAATTTCTAAAATTCAAAAAGAAATGCATAACTTTAATATTGAACTTCTTCCACCGCATATTATTAAATCTGAAATGGATTTCTCTATTGAGAATAATAATATTAGATTTGGGCTTTTATCAATAAAAGGAATTAGCAATAAATCAATAGAAAAACTAAATAGCTTTAGAAATAAATATTCTAATAAGTTTGAAATATTTCAAGCCGCAGAAGAAGCGGATTTAAATATTGGAGTATTATCTGCGTTAATTCAAGCTGGAGCTTTAAGTGGATTCAGCCAATCAAGAAGCAAAATCGTTCTTGAGGCTCAACTTTGGAATATCTTAACTACAAAAGAAAAAAAATACTGCATATCTTTTGGAATTCAATTTGATTATGATTTAATTAAAATAATTAAACATTTGAATACTTTTACTGATGAAAAAAATAATAAGATCATAAAAGACCAAAGATTAAATACAATTAAAGCAAAATACGAACCATATTTACAAATATATAATCAAAATAATAAAAGTGAAAGCTTTGCTAATTGGTATTATGAAAAGAAACTTTTAGGATATACATACAACAAGACTTTAAATAATATTTTCTCTGAAAAGCGAGAAGATTTAAAATATATTTTAGATATTAAAGAAGAACCAGTAAATACTAAAGTAATGTTTGTTGGGCAAATAGATGAAGTTTACTCTGGAGTTTCAAAAAACGCCAAGAAAACTAAATACGTAAGATTAAAGATATCAGATGAAACAGGGCAAGCTACAGTATTGATATTTAATGATAATATAGAAAATATTAAACTACTTAATAATAGCAAAGATTTTGAAGAAGGGAATATCGTTGTAGTTAAAGGTTTAAAAAAAGAAGATTGCATTTTTGCTGACTTAATTTCAATTCAAGATCATAAGATTTATATGAAATTAAATGATTTAAAAAAATAATTGACATTTTTATTACTTTGCTATACCATATAAATATATGATATCATTTTATAAACCTAATAGTAAAAATACTGGAACTGCTTGTAGTTTCAGCGTAAATTCAAAAGAAGGCTCAATTTGGAGCTCATTAATTAAACAAAGCTCATGGAATGAAGGAACAAAAACAGGTTCATTTTCAGATAATAAAGACAATCCTCAAAAGAGCGCTAAAGTAAAGTTTTCGGTAACTGAAGTAGCAGGACTACTTGAAGCTCTAGATAAAAACGTAGAGTTTTCAGCTTATCATTCTTCTGATAAGCAAGTTACAAAGATTAAATTTTCTCCATATATTAAAGATGATAAACAAGTTGGATTTTCTTATAGCGTAAATAAAGAGAGCAAGGAGAATATAGAAAATAAGCAATCATTTTTACTTGGTTTTTATTTTAATGAAGCTAGACTTTTAAGAGAGTTCTTGGTCCATGCTCTACAATCGGTATTCAAGACTCAAGAGGTTGAAGCTATTAAAAAGTTTAAAAATTCAAAATCTAATCAAGAATCAAATAAACCTAACGCCGAAGAAGATGGCGAACTTTGGTAATCGTGAGAAAAAAGAAAATATTAATTCAAACTGATTTTTCTCTTGCAAAAACAGGATTTGGAAGAAATATAAGGGCACTTTTAAAGCATTTATATTTATCTAATAAATATGATGTTGTTCATTATTGTTGCGGTATAACCGCTGGGCATCCAGAATTAAATAAGACTCCATGGAAATCACTAGGAGTATTGCCTAACAATCCTCAAGAATTAGAGCAAATTAATAAAGATCCACATTTAGCTAGGTCTGCGAGTTATGGTGCTCTTTTGCTAGATAAAACAATTGAAGAAGAAAAACCAGATGTTTATATCGCCGTACAAGATATTTGGGGTGTTGATTTTGCCATAGATAAATCTTGGTTTAATAAAATAAACTCTGTAATATGGACTACTTTAGATTCTCTACCGATATTAGATTCAGCAATAAAATGCGCACCAAAAGTTAAAAACTATTGGATTTGGAGCGATTTTGCTACTAAAGCTATGCATAAACTTGGTTATAACCATATAAAAACTGTTCATGGATGCTTAGAAGATGACAAATTTTATAGATTGTCAGATTTCGATAGATTTCAATTAAGAAAAAAATATAATATCGAAAAAGATGCCTTTATCGTTGGCTTTGTATTTAGAAATCAATTAAGAAAAAGCGTGCCAAATCTTTTACAAGGATACGCTTTATGGAAAAAGAATAATCCAAATTTGGGCAAAACATATTTATTACTTCATACACATTGGTCCGAGGGATGGAATATTTATAAATTAGCAGACGAAATGGGCGTAGATAAAAAAGAAATAATAACTACATATATATGTAAAAATTGTGGTGAATATGAAATAAAAAATTTCCAAGGCCAAGACTTGAAATGCCCTTACTGTAATTCAGATAAAAGTCAAACTACAACAAATGTTGGAATTGGAGTGACAGAAAAACAACTCAATGAAGTTTATAATTTAATGGATGTTTATTGTCATCCATTTACAAGTGGAGGACAAGAAATACCAATTCAAGAAGCAAAACTTACTGAATTAATAACTTTAGTAACGAATTATAGCTGTGGAGAAGAAATGTGTGAAAAAGAAGCTGCGTCTCTTCCATTGGAATGGTCGGAGTATAGAGAGCATGGAACAGAATTTATAAAAGCTTCAACTACTCCAGAATCTATAGCTAATCAATTAAATGCGGTATTCAAGATGTCTATTGCACAAAAAAAGGAAATGGGTAAAAAAGCTAGGGAATGGACAATTAAAAATTTTAGTGTTAAAAATATTGGAAAATTTATAGAGCAATTTGCAGATTCTTGTCAAATGATAGAATGGGAAAAGGTTAATGCAAAAACAGCATCAACGAAAGATCCATATGCAAAAATACCAGAGATTAAAGATAATGGTGAATGGATATTGTACATGTATCATAATATTTTGAAGATGGATCAAGTAGACAATAAAGATGATGGATACAAACACTGGATGGATCAATTAGGTAAAGGTGCAAAAAGAGATGATATAGAAAAATATTTTAGACAAGTAGCCTTACAAGAAAATCAAAAATCTAATAATGTAGAGTTTGAAGATCTTCTTGATAAAAACGATAAAGGTAAAAGACTATTGTACGTTATGCCAGAAAGTATAGGCGATATATTTATGTCTACAGCTTTATTTAAAAATATAAATAATCAATATCCAAATCATAACATATATGTCGCTACTAAACCAGAGTATTTTGAAATCTTAGAAGGAAACCCTTATATCCATAAAGTCATTCAATATTATCCACAAATGGATCAAATTTTATGGCTTGAAGGACAAGGCGATCATGAAGGGTATTTTGAAATCGCTTTTTTACCACATGTAGGAACACAAAGATTTTTGGATTATATCCATAATGGAAAAACCAAAATTCAATTTGATATAAAAGAGGAAACATATGCATCTACTTGAAAGATACGCTTCAGCATGCGGAGTAAAGATAGGAAAACCTTATATATATGAAAAATATTTTCCTATACCATTTGATAAATATATTACATTTCAGCCATACAGCAAATATGATTCAAAAAATTATGACCATTGGGAAGAAGTAGTACTCTTAATCCTTCCTTATTTAAAAGAAAGAGATATAAATATTATTCAGATTGGAGCTCAAAAAGACAAGCCAGTTTCAAATTGCTATAATATTTGTGGCCAGACTAAAATACAACAAGCCGCTTATATTTTAAGTAATTCAATATTACATTTTGGAGCTGATAGCTTCGCCGCGCATATTGCATCTGGATTTAATAAAAAAATAGTTGCATTATATTCAAACAATAATATAGAAAATGTTAAGCCTTACTGGTCAAATGATAAAGATGTAGTTTTACTCAAAAGTCCATGTAATAAAAAACCTTCTTATTCAGCTATTCAACAGGAAAAAGATATTAATAATATTAAACCAGAAGTCATAGCTCAAGCGATTTTAGATTTATTAGATATAAAATGTAAATTAAATTTTAAAAGCTATTATATTGGTAAAGAATTTCCAATTAAAACATTGGAAGTTATTCCAGGAGATAATTTAAACTTAAACTCTATTTATATACAAAATCCAATTATAAGAATGGATTATTCATTTAATGAAGTTTTTTTAGAAAATATTTTAAAAATTAAAAATAACATAATTATTTTTACAAATAAAAGTATAAATCAAGATATTATAAAAAATTATAAAAATAAAATAGCACAAATTATATACATAATTGATGAAGATAACGATCCAAAATTTGTTGAATTATTAAAAAAGAATTTAATTAATTATACATTATTAAGCTTTTTACCAGAAGAAGATTTAAACAAATTTAAATTAAATTATCTAGATTTTAATTTAATCATTAGAAAAGATTTTACAAAAAAACCCAAATCAATAGATGATTGCAAAAATCTTCTTTATAAATCATCAAGGCAGTTAATATCGGAAGAAGGAAAGTTTTCATCAAAGTATGAATGGAAAAATAAGAATGGTAATAAAGTTACAGATAACGAAGATTTCTGGAAAGAAATAGAAAATTTTTATATTTTTGAATTGACTTAAAATATTTAAAGTGATATCATTATTAAATGATAACAGAAGACAATAAAACCGCTTCAGTAGGAAGCTCTTTCTTGACAGAAGTAAAGACAAAATTAAATCTAGTAGATCCAGAAATCACGCAAATTCCACCTAAAATATTTAGTAGAAATAAATATGGCCTTATTGAAAACTCAAATATAAATTATATCTACAATGAAGACGGAACAATCAATTGGCGTAAAATGGTAAAACAAGAATACCTAGTACCAAATAGACAAAAGACGCAAGAGACAGACGTATCTAAATTGGAAGATAAGGATCTGCTTATTCTTTTGGGTGGTATTAAAGAACTTGCTCAAATTAGGGGCTATACTAGTGTTGAATATAAAGTTGTTGCAGCTAGTGAAAATTATTTTGCAACATCATGCAAGATAAAGTGGGTACCAAATTATGAAACAAATGGACAACCAATAGAATTTGAAGCTCTTGCAGATTCAACACCAAATAATACTAAGTCTTTTGCACGATTCTTTTTAGCTGCAATAGCAGAAAATAGAGCTTTTGTGCGTTGCGTTAGAAATTTCTTAAAAATTAATATTGTATCTCAAGAAGAGCTGGGTGATGTAAAAATCTTAGAAGAAAATTCTGTAAATGAAAATCCAACTTCACCCATATCCTTACTAGATAAGGCTATGAAGGAAAAAAGTATATCTTTCGAACAACTTAAAAAGAAATTAATAAAAGAAAAATTTGAAAATGCAGAAAATCTTACGTCCGTACAAGATATACCAAAAGTTAAAATTTTTGAATTAATTGAAAGACTTAAAAAAGTCGATAATAAATCAATATAAAGTATAGTAATTTAAAGCAACCTGGCCTTCATCCGTAGAGGAGAAGGATGCCGATTCTTCTTTTTTTGTTAAATTTAAAAAAGATAATTGTAAGGCTGATGTGGAATCTGATTTTTTTCTAAATTTTAAAGTCAAATTATCTAATTTTGGAGTATTATATATACTTGAAATACCACTAAAATTATATTCATTAAAACTAGCGTTTATATTGAAGTTGATTTTTAATGGCAAATTGGGCATAAAATTATCTGGTATATATTTACCTATTGTATAATTTGGATTTTTTGTACAATCTATATTTAAGTTAAAATTATTAATAAAAGATTTATCTATGATTTGTTTATCAAAATAAATATCAATATAATTATAATCATAAGGATCAATACTTAAATTTGTTGGGGTTAAATTTTCTAGCCCTGTTTGAGAGAATACTTCCGCAAATACTTTAATATTAGCTTTTGCATTTATTAATGAATCTAATTGATAATTTAAACTATAATTGTTCAATAAACCAGTATTAAAAATAAAATATTTATCATTATAATTGAATTTTCCAGTAAATGATAAGTTTCCAGTGAAGTTTAATAAAATATCATTTGCTTCTGGTATATACTCAATATCTAGATCTGCCTCAATAAATTTAGAATTAATAAAATTAAGATTTGGATTATTAATGGTTAAAGAGCTCTCCACCTCTGTAGGATATCTTAGATTTAAAGATTGAATACCATTTATTGCAGTAGTATTTAAAATAAACTTTTGATTTTCTTTAGAAGAATAATAGGCCATTTCATATAATTACACGGTTTTTTAAGTGTAAATTACATGAGGTAAAAGGTATATGGCAAGCATTTACGATACAGTTTCAAGCTGGAGCTCGGGATCTACTTATATTAAGTATGATATAGTAAAGGGTAGTGACAATAAATACTATTATTCGATTATAGATTCAAATAATAATCAAAACCCAACTACAGTAGGAAATCTTCAAGTTAAATGGGATGGATATATTTTATTAAATTCAAAATTATATCCTAATTTTTTCTGGCAACCCTCTTACAGCTCTTCTATTAAAAACGAACCAAGAATTAAAAGATTAAGATTTGGTAATGGATACGAGCAAAGGACTTCTGAAGCTATAAATTTTAATTTAATAACTTTAAGCTTACAATTTAATTTGAGAACAGAAAAAGAAACAATAAGTATTCTTCATTTTTTAAATGAAAGAGGCGGAAAACAAGCTTTTATTTATAATCCGCCAAATATTTTAAATAGGTCTTCTTTATATACAAAATTTATTTGTCCTGAATGGAATTTTGACTATACATCTTATAATAATTATTCAATAAAATGTTCTTTTGAAGAGGTTGCAGCCTAATGCCTACGAAATCCGAAGTCTATTACCAAATAACAGGAGGTTATTCTGATATAAATTCAGAAATAGGAAAAATAGAACCTTCTACGCAAGTAAATTTATATGAAATAGATTTAAAAAATGTATACCCTTTAACATCTTCAATAAATTTTTCTGGTCAACCTTTAAAAAATGGTATGCTTAGAATATATAATGACGTTAATCTTTTTAATATTTCTAATGATGAAAATGGAAGAATCTTATGGAAAAATGAATATTTTTATCCATTTCCAATTCATTCAGAAGGTTTTGATTTAACTACTTTAGGCGCAAGACCTACACCAAAAGTATTTATAGCTAATACCTCTCCAGATCAATCTTATAATTCTTTTTACAAATATATTCGCATGCAAATTCAATCTTTGGGTGATATCGCAGGTTCAAAATTTACTAGAATAAAAACTTTTTTAAAATATTTGCATCAAAATAATTTTTCTGGTAATGTTAATCCATATAGCACAGACTCTTCAATTATTGAAGTTGAATTACCAAAAGATATATATTATATAGATAGAAAAACTTCAGAAAATTCTGTAATGCTAGAATACTCTTTAGTTTCAGCTTTAGATATTGAAAATTTAACATTACCAAATAGGACAATTTTTTCTAAGAGATGTCCTTTTTCATACAGAGGCGAAGGATGTTTATATGAATATAACAAAAGAACAACCGCCATTCATAGCGGAGTATATGGAAATATTGTAAATTCACCAGTAAAAATAACTCTACCGCTAGAGGCTCCACCAGTTTCTACAGAAAATGATGAAAAATTTTTAGGTACAGTATTTGCTAATGGTTCTGCTGCAGCATCTAGATTCACTGGATTAGCATATTTTAGAGCAGGTATAGATCAAAATTATTCACAGTGGTCATTCACAAATTATACTTTAGCTGGAGGTACAACAAGCTCTGCGGCGACCTTATTAAGCGATAATAGTTCTTCTGTCGTAGGACTAACATCTTTAGATTCTCCTGGGACAGTAACCCTATCTTTAAATACTGGAACAGAAATTACAAGAGTAGTGCTTGGATCAAACTCAACAATAAAAAATAATTATCAACTTGAATATTCTCAAGATGGAACAAATTGGTATAATGTTCCAAACCTAAGCGGATTAAGCTCTAATTGGTCTTTGTCTGGATATAGCGCAGGAACATACTCTTTAGATTTTGCTTCTCAAGGCATAAATAAATATTGGAGATTAACGACATTAAATAATTTTGCGGGAACACAAATTTCAGAGCTTAATTTTAGTGGACAATATAGAATAGCAGATAGTGGAGAATGGATTACTGGCTCTAGATACCAACCTGGAGAATTTACTTTTTTTGAAAAAAATGGAACCAAGTATTATTACGTTTGTATAAAAGAAAATACTGGAAATTTAGATACAAGCTTAACAAATACTCAATATTGGCAATCAGATTCATGCAGTAAAAGCATTAGCGCTTGCAGAGATAGATGGTTTAAAAATCCTTATTTTAGACCTGTTTTATGGCCTATACCGCGTAATGGATGGACATGGGATCGAGCAGTATATCATTATGATAGTCAATGGGGAGAAAAGAGCGTTCAAGTTAGAGAGGGTAAACCTTCAATGTCTTTTACTGGATTTGCTGGAGAAGATTTTATTTTCAATTCTTTTGGTTACCATAGTAATGGTTATGGGTCAATCTATAGAATTGGTTCTATAGTTCTACATCCAACAAAAAAAATCCCTTATTTTCCAAATCCAACAGAAAATAGACTTGATTGTTGGCCAAGAAGACCAGACGCTATTGATCCAAAAGCAGATTTTGCATGTGGAATACCAAAAGATTCAAGCGGAAACTATTTAAACGGTTTTCTTCCTTTTGGTGGATTTCCTGGAACAAATTCAAAATCTTAAATATGATAACGAATAAAATAAAAAAAGAAATAATTAATCATTCTAAAAAAGTTTTTCCAGAAGAATGCTGCGGTTTTATTGTACAAGAAAATGATAATCAAATATGTATACCATGTGAAAATATTGCTAAAAATAAATTAGATAATTTTTTAATATCAACGAAAGATTATGTTTCAATTAAAAATAGATACTCTAAATTATTATTTTTATATCATAATCACATCGAAGCAAAAGAGTTTAGTCTTATTGATAAAAAAACAGCAGATTTTATGGCTATAGATTTATTACTATATATAAATAAAAGTAATAATTTTAAAATTTATTATAGTGACGAATTTAAAAATTTAAACTATTTATTTAGGGAATATGATTTTTATGAAAATAATTGTTTTCATTTAATAAAAAATTATTTTAAGAATGAATTGGATATAAATATAGATTTTGATGAATCTTCTGTAATTGAAAAAAGAGTAGAAGATCTGGATATATTTAAAATTGCTTTAGATTATTATAAAAATAATAATTTTATATATATAGATGATATATATAATTTGAAAAAACATGATATTATTGTATTAAAAAATAAAATTAGCAGTCATTTAGCAGTATATCTTGGTAATAATAAAATCCTACACCAACCTATAAATAGAATTTCTATAATAGAAGAGTATTCAAATCAATACAAAAAAGAAGCACAAGGCATATTTAGGAGTAATATAATATATGACAAAAGTTAATTTACATGGAAAATTAGGTAAAATTTTTGGAGAAACTTGGCAATTAGAAGTCAAAAGTGTTTCAGAAGCTTTAAGAGCAATAGAGGCAAATACAGGTAAATTAAGAAAATGGTTCATGGATTATAAAGATGAATTTGATTATCAAGTCCTTGTTAATGATGTACCTTTATCTTATAATGGTGGACCAATTACATTAGAGAATTATACAAAAAGTGATATATTTATAGAATTTAATGATAATTTAAAACAAATTGATATAGTTCCTATAATAACTGGATCAGGGAGTACCTTTAGGAAAGTCGCTGCATTTGCTGGATCAGCAGTCATGTTCGCAGCAGCTTTTGTTTTCCCCCCCGCTGCACCATTTCTTATAGCTGCTGGACTAGCCTTAGGAGCAGCAGGAGTAACTATGATGTTGTCCAAACCCCCACCACTTGTACCCTATCAGGATCAACAGGCTACCACAAGCAAGCAAGCAGCAATCGGAGGCGCTGCAGGAGGTAGTGGACCAATATCTTATTTATTTAATGGGCCAATAAATACGATAGGAGAAGGGGGCCCAGTTCCTGTGGGTTATGGCGAATTATTAATTGGATCACATAATATTTGTACAAATTACGATGTAATTTATTCAGCAAATTATAGAGATATAAATCCTTTTTCTTTAGCAGAAACTCAAAAGGGCTGGCAATTCTTATTTAATGAGCATGCGATGCTTATCAATCAGAAACCAACAACTAGTAATTTTTAATTTTATATGCCTAATCCAAATAAAATTATTGAAGGATTAAACTTTTTAGAATACTCATCTAATATGAGTGATTGTTGGGGAGGAATTAAATTTCCAGAAAGTATTGCTGCAGACTTTATGGGAGGTTCTCATGCATTATTTTTTAGTGGAAGAGATGCAGATTATAGACTGTTGGATACACTTTCATTTGCGGGTGGAGGCTTTGGTCCAAGAGGTTTAAGTGGTGCACAGGAGCCTGTATCGCCTTTATTTGGTCTTGACGGTCCAGGATCAAGGATATATGGAGACTTTGCAGATGGTTACACTTACATTAGTGGAACATGGGCGATTAGCGATGGTACTGATCCTGGAGTTCCATTAAGTTCAGCAGTTTCAAACGCTTGGGAATCGGGTTATACTAGAATTAAACCTTTTAGTTTGAATTATTTAGGACATGATGAAAATACTCCAAGATTATTTACAAAAATAGGATATGTAAGAGGAAGTAGTCCCACCCCACGTAACACTGTTAATAAGTATGTTTCAACTTATGGAGCAACTCAAAGAACAGACGTATCTATTACTTCTATAAATACAATAAGCGCTTTAGATATTTTATGTGAAGGACCAATAGAAGGATTAGTTTCTGGAAATTATGTCTATGATTTTAGTGATAAAAAAGCAGGAGACATTGGATATACAAACGCAAAATTTGAACCATTTTTTACTGGTCAAAATGATTTAGCAACAAATCCAATAGTTGGAACTAATGCGCCTGAAGCTAGATCTATATTTTGGAATGATACCCCAATAGTTAATGAAAAAGGATATGTAAATTTTCAATATATAAATTATAAATATAACTATGGAGAACCAAATCTTCATACGCAATGGAATCCAAAAGTTTTATTATATGAAGATAGGTTTCATTGGGATGGTTATCAAGTAGATAAATTTAAATATCCAATGCCAGTCCAAACTTCTAAACAAATAAATGAAAAAATAAGAGGCGCAAGCACTTATGAAGGTGCATTCTCTGGATTATACTATCCAATGAGATACTATATATATAATACAGATTTAGATGCAATTAGATTAAATTTTAAAATAGAAGCTTTATATTTCTCTCCAATTACTGGTTCAAATGTAGGAGAAACAGAAGAACAAGAAATTCAAATGCAAATATTTTTATATAGATTATATAAAGATGGAACAACATCTTTTGCTTCTATGGAAAAATTAGCAGAAGCTAATCCCTATATGTTTTCTTCTGAATCTTTTAGAATTAGAGGCAAAATTCAAGCTCCGATGATTCATCATTTTACAATGTATTTAAGATCGCATTCAGATAATTTAGTATTTTTTGAAATTGAACCAAACCAAATAGGATGGATGATAAGAGTTGATAAACCTACTACTGAATTTTATGGAGCATATCAAAAAAATACAATCGCACTTGAGAGTATAACTCAAATCTACAGTGAAAGATTTACTTTTCCAAATACAGCTTGTGTATGGTCAAAATATGATTCAAGATATTTTAGTAATGTTCCAGAAAGAAGTTATAGAGCAAGATTATTGAAAGTCAAAATACCAAATAATTATGATCCGCTTAAAAAATCTTATGATGGAAATTGGGATGGAACATTCAAATTAGCTTGGACAGATAATCCAGCTTGGTGTTATTATGATTTAATAACGAACAATAGATATGGATTAGGCAAATTCATTGATTCAAATTTAGTAGATAAATGGACTTTATATGAAGTTTCAAAATATTGCGATACTCTTGTTCCAGATGGAATGGGAGGATTAGAACCAAGATTCACATGTAATGTTTTAATTGGATCCAAAGAAGAAGCATATAAAGTTTTGGATGATATGGCATCTATATTTAATGGGCTAACATATTATTCCGCTGGACAAATTTTTGTTACTCAAGATTCGCCAAAAGAACCAGTATATTTATTTAATAATAGCAATGTCGTACAAGGAGAATTTACATATTCGGATAGTTCAAAAAGATTAAGAAGATCTGTCGCGCTTATTAGATATAATGATTCAAAAAATAATTATAAACCAGCTTTAGAGTATGTAGAAGATAGAAGTAGCTTACAAAAATATGGAATACGAGAAGCTGAAGTTACAGCCTTTGGTTGCACAAGGCCAAATCAAGCTAGAAGACTTGGTAAATGGTTTTTGAAAAGTGAAAATTTAGAAACAGAAACAGTTGAATTCAAAGTTGGAATAGAGGGCTCGTTCCTAAAGCCTGGAGATGTTATAAGTATTTTTGATCAAAACAGGAAAAATAATATTTATGCTGGAAGAACTCTAGAATTAACTAGTGGTTATGCGATAATAGATAGTAAAACAGATAATTTAGTGGCTTTTACTGGCGGCGCGCAAAATAACAATACAATACAATTTTCAGTTTTAACTCCAAGTTATACATTAGAACGAGGAACTGAAATAGGTAATTTATATATAACTGGATTTGATGCTAATTCTTCTGGAATATCTGGATTAAATTCAATGTTTTTCAGAAAATCACAAATTCAAAACATTAGCATCACTAATCCAAAGGAATATCTCACTAGTGGAACTGAAAATTTTAAAGATTTTATAAAGATTAATTTTCCAAATACATACTCTATTCCAGAAATTAATGGCGGTGGACTTTCAGTAAGTCAAAATAAATTTACAAAAACAGCTGCAGATGGTTGGGGTAATGCTCATGCATATTCTGCAACAGGATATCAAAAAAATATATATACAGAAGCCACGGCCGATTCTATTAATAAATATGTAATGTTTGGTTTAAATTCTGAAAATGGTTTAGCTGATCCGAATTATACGGGCATGGATTACTCTTGGTATTTTCAAATTAATGGAGCATTAGGAATATATGAAAATGGCAATAGTATGGGAAGTTATGGGACCTACACAACAAGCACAAAACTTAAAATATCTTATGATGGAGAATTAGTTAATTATTATAAAGATGGAGTTTTAATGAGAAGCATAGAAAGACCAATTGGAGAAAAACTTTACGCAGACTCATCTTCCTATAGTAATGGAGCTGCAATTAATTGGAATTATGGTAAATTTTCATTATCAGAAACAGCAAGAATTTTACCTCAAAATACAGTATGGACCATGGAAGTTAGTGGATACAATACCCCATTAAACGCAAGATCACAAATAAATAATAACGCTGGTCTTGTATATCCAGGCTATTATCTAGAAGCAACTCTTGATAAACCAAAATCTTATAGAATTGTAAATATACAAGAGATAGAAAGTAAAATATTCTCTATTTCTGCTTTAGAATATGTAAAAGAAAAATATCAAGATATTGAGACTGGAGCATCGCTCGTTTCTATTGATAATAAAGTTCCAACTCCTGGGTCACCAACTTTAGGTTTAGATATAATATATAGAAATGCTAGTGGAAAATACGCTACTCCTGATGCTTATATAAATGGAGAATATGTAACATCAGGAGCTAGTGGCGTAGTTTATACTAGCGCGCAATCAAATGGAATTAATTCCATAGGATTTTATATAAAACCTCCTGCTGACTCTGGCAATGTAAGTAGATATTTGGTTTATAAAAATAGTGGGACTACATTTTTAAATGATCCTCCTGGACAAAATTTGATTATTGGTATGTATTCTAATGATACACTAGGTAGATCTGGAGTTGCTTATAGTTATAATTCTGGAGCTCTTTTACCATCCTTTTTCACACCATTAGGAGCAGGAACTTATTATGTTAGAGTATATGCAGAAAATATTCTTGGAGAAAGATCTCCTTATTCAGAAAAAAATATAACACTAAGCGCGCAAAGTGCAATTAGTCAAGATCAAATTGAACTATTTAATATACAATGAACACTTTAAATCAGACATCTTCTTCAGAAAATATAAAATTAAATTGGACAGATTCAATCACAATTTCTCAATTCTTAAGAGAAGATGAGCTTGATTACGATTCAATTGTTAAACCTTATACTATAAAAGTTTTAGATGAAAATGATATTTTATTAAAAGAGTACAATAATTTTAAAGAAGGAGAAAAGAATTTTTCTTTAGTTGAAGTTGCATTAGAAGACTTGGGATCTCTTAGGCGTTCTTATATGTTTGCATCCCCCAAAAAACGTTATACAAGAACAATGGATACAATTAGGTATTCTTTTACCTTTTCTTTAGAAAGAAATATAAATGCATATTTTGAAAAATATCAGAAAATTGGTTTTTATAAAAAATTAAAACTTGAAATAATATCAGAGGATGCAGATACTACAAATGATACATTAATAAATGTTGATTTTAAATCAATAAATAATGAAAATATTGATTTAATTTTTAAAAAAATATTTAGAAATATAGAAAATAATGGTCTTAAATTTAAATTTGATAATAATTTATTTGTAGAAAAAGAAATAGAAAGCATACTAATTGTTCCAACTAATGAACCATTTAAAAATAATTTTAAATATATATTTGTTGATGATATCAAAAATAAATGGCTATCTATCATACAAAACGAAACCTCATTAAGCGTTCCTTTTCCAAATTCTTATGTATTTCCAAATAGTGAAAAATTAAATCTAAAAGTTTATTATTTAAACTCCTTACAAAATAATATCTTTAAATATTTTAAAGAGAAAAATACTTCAGATGATATTTTACTTGAAATTATGGAAGAATATATCGCGGATCAAAAAATAGAAAAAACAGATATTCAAAATGAAAAAGACGAATATACATGTTTATATCAAAACTTCATTTATCTTTTTAATAACGAAAGTTTTAATAACATAGCTTTACCATCAATTTTAGTTAATGATATAGAATTTAAAAATTATTTTCCAAAATATAAAAATGATCAAAATGAATTTACATATTTAATAAATAGATTAAACGCACAAAATACTTCTGCGTTGAGCGTTGTTAATGACGATAGATTTGATAATTTGGGCTATAAATTTAAAGATTTAGATGGAAATATTAATGATTATTTATTAACCCAAGATTTAACTTATCAAAAAAATACAAACATAAAAAATATAGAAATAAAAAATGTTATAGATGAAAATGATAATATATCTATTTATCTTGAAGCAACAACAAGATTCATTAACACTTCAGATTTTAATTTAAAAAAGATAAGTAATAATTTATCTTTTATAGAAAGATATTTTACTAATATTGATGATATAAATTATGTTACATTTTTATTTAAATTGAATTATGATTATATAAATAATAATTTTCCAGATATACCAAAAAATCAATTAATTCAAAATAAAGAATTTATATTCTTTGAATTTGAAATCAATTAATTATTTTACTTTTCTGTAAACAGAGCTACTTAACATTCCGCCAGGCCTTTGTTGCTCTGTTATTATTTTAACAACCTCAGTTTTTATTTTATCAGATAAATCTTTTGCATCTTTTTCATTTCTCATTCTGCCTAATGAGGCATTTTGAGACCCTGAACTGTTATTATTTTTTTCTTCTGTTGAATTACCATTTTGATCTATATTAATAGATATATTAATATTATTAGATATATCTCCATTTTTTGTAGTTTCTGATTGTAAAGATAAACCTTGCGATAAATTACGATCATCTACAAGACCGCCTTCTGCAAATTTTCTTATTCTTCCAGAGTTAACATTATCAAAGAATTTTTTACCATAAAGATTGACCGAGTCTTTCTTAATAACATATTCTCCTCCCATCAACATAGCAGGAATATCATCTTTTCCATTTGAGCCACCTTGACTAAAGCCTATTGCGCCACCATTTGCTCGATTTATTATGCTGTAAGGATTTCCTCCACCACCTATTTGACCAAGCCCAGCACCATAAACTTTAGCGTTATTATATTGAGACATTGTTGGTGGAGTATAATTTAATCTAGCGCTTGTGCCAACATAAGGATTTAAATTAGATACTTGAGAAGTAGAAGGCGTGCTTAAACGTGCAGAGGGTGACTGTAAATTAGTGCTAGCATTAGAAGTAGTAGCTCTAGATGTTGAAGTAGATAATCTTCCAGAGTTTCCTAAATTTAAACCAGATGTACCTGCATCTCTTGGGCTGTTTGGACCGAATAACCCATTTCCTTGAATAAATTGTCCTAATAAACCTCCTCCTATAGCCATTCCAGCAGAAAGTAATCCGCCAAAAAATGTATTTTTCATTTGTTTATTATAATTATCTTTATTTTGTTTGTTAATTTCATCTATCCTGGATCTGTTTTCTAAATTATTTCTAATTGTTTCAACGGCGCTATCTCTATTATTATAGTATATTCCAATTGCTTCTGACAAGTAATCTATTAATCTATTTCTTTTGTCTTCAATTATTTTTGTTTGAGGGTTATTGGGATCAGTTCTAGCTAAGTCAGATAACATTGGATTTAGAATATTTGATCCGCCAGTTGGAAAAAGATCATCATTGTATGTATATACATTTCCTAATTCAGCTGCTAGACCTCCACCAAAAACATCAGAAAAACTTTCTAAAGTAGAATTTTGATCAGAAAAAGATAAGTCCTTACCACTAATTAATTTTTTTATTGTACTTTGAAATTCTGCGACCATTTCTTTTGTAACAACCCTACCTTGAACTTCTTTTCCATTTACAATTAATGGCTCAATATTTGAACTCGCGGTCATTGAATCTATTTGTTGTTCTGAAGGATTATAGCCAGCAAAACCTCCACTAGCCATTCCAATAAATCCTCCTTCATTTAATTTTCTCAAAAATGGTTCACCATATCTACTTACTGCAGATTTTTTAATAACATATTCACCCTTAGAGAGCATGGCTGGAATATCATCTCTAATTCCAGATCCCCCAAGGACTCTGCCTCCATCAGAAAATTTTTGTACAGTATTTCCAACAATCATTCCTCCAGTAGCTGCGCCAAGTGGATTTTTAAATAATGCAGGAATGCCTCCTATGCTGCTAAATAAGGAATTAAATATAGAATTGGTAGCCATTTCTAAAGCTAATTGTTGAATTCTATTAGCTATATTTAAGCCCATAGTTCTAAATGCATCATCTACAGTTTTAGTTCCATCGATTACAGATTGAAAAGCGTTATTAAATTCAGATTTCATTGTTCGAGCTGTATCAACAAAAGTTGAATTAATATCTTTAGCCATATCTTGAGAACCATAAGTCATTTCTTCCGAAAAAGCAGCAAATGGATCACTTGCTTTGAACTTTTTCTCTCTAATTCTCGCCGTTCTTTCTGCTTCTCCAGCAGATCTAAGTTCATCAGCAAATACGCTGCCTTCTTTTGCTCCAGCTATTGCAGCTAGTTTATCTGCTAATAATGGAGCCACTCTATTTAAAGCCTCAAGATTACCCTTATATTCATCTTCTAATTTTCTTAATTGTCCTGCTAAAGCTGTTTTTGCATCTTCTCTTGCGGATGCTGTGTATACGCTTTGATTTAATTTATCAAAACTATTTTGTAATAATGTAGAAGAAGTTTGGATTGCTTGATTTCTATTTTTATAATCTGATATATCTCTTGTAGTAACACTTCCTTCATTAATTTTTGTAATCATTTTTTCTTGTTCAATAATTGCTTGATCAATTAATTTTTTCTTTGTTGCTGGATCAAAAATTCCCTCATTAATAGCGCTTATTGTTTGAGCTCCAGTATTTTTAACTATTTCTTGAAAATCAATTCTATTTGTTTTACCCATTTGAGCTAAATCTAAACCTTGAAAATTTCCTGCGCCCATTTCAGCTTGAGCTTTTGATAGAGCTATTGAGTTTAAATCTTTTCTGGAAGTTCTTCCCTCTGCTGCTACAGCCACGCCCATTAATCCAAGTTTTGCAGCTTCGGCAGCTTTTGCTAATCCAGCGGTATCATTCCCATATTGTTTTCTTAATTCTATTTCTATTTCTCTATACCTATTAAGAGTGTCTTCTCTTAAAGATGCATTTGAAATATTTTTAGCAAGATCTCCTAAATTAGTACTAGAAAGAGCAGAAGATATAGCGGTTCTCTCTGCAGCAGCACTTATTTTAGCTAATGCAATTTCATAAGGAACACCAGCGTTAGTCATAGCTTCTAATTCTTTAACAAATTCTTCTTGGAATTTTTTTGCTTCTACTTTTCGTTTTTCTTCATCAACAGTGCCAGTGGCAATTTTACCTAAAGTTTCTTGAACTGTTTTTCCTAAAATTGCATTTAATTGAGTATCTTTAAATGATGTATCTTTAAATAAATCTTGGAAATTACCAGATTTTAAATTACTTAAAGCTATTTGTCTTTTTTCAGAAGCAACGAGATCTCCAGTTTCTGTGCCATTTCCTTTTGTAAATAATTGATTTAAATTCTGAGATAGTTGTGAGAAATTAAATAATTTATCTCTTATATTTTCTAATGTTTGAGCGACTATTTCTCCTTGTGAACCAAGATTTTTAAATTCTTCAATAATTTTTTGTATTTTATCTTTTGGATCTCCATCTCCTTCTAAAATCATTTTAAATGTGTCTTTAATGTCTGTTCCATTTTTCTTAGTAATATCTTTAGATTCAATTAACCCATCAACAAAATTATTTAATTCTCCTGAAAAAGATTCAAGATTTTTCTTGGCTAAATCTTGAGAAAGTGATTGAGCAGCATATGCTTTTTGGACTTCTTGTGATTGAGTCAAAAAGTCAGATGGAACAGTAGTAGTTAGTTGAGAAACTAAACCATCAACTGATTCTGCATAAGCATCTTTTAATTCTTCAATTCTTTTATTTATTTCTTGATCTGTAAATGGTGATGTTCCAGTTTGCATTATACTTTTTGGTCCATTTTCAATTTTTGAAACATTAAATCCAAAATTATCTTGAAAACCTTTGGAAGAGTCTTCTAAATCTTTTAATCCTTTTGATGTTGTAAATGAAGTTAATTCAACGGCATTAGCGTATCCAGTTAAAGATTGGATTAATTTTTCATTATTAATTATTAATTCTGCGAATGTATCACCTGATCTAGTGCGAAGTCTAGAAAATGCAGATATATTTTCATCAAATGTATCTTTTAGTTTTCCTTCTTCTTTGAGCTTAACTATAGAGTTTGTAAAATCATCTATGCTTTTTGCGGATTCTTTTGCAACCGTTGCCCTTCCTAAAGCTTCTCTTAAAGTTTCTTCGTTCCCACTTTCTAAAGCATCTTTAATTTGATTTGTTATTTCTGGTCCAGCTGTGTTAAATATTTTTGCTAAAGAATTTGCTTGATTCTTTTCGACCCTTTGTAGTTCAGCATTTGTGCCTTTTATCTCTCCACTTCTTAACCCTTCTACTTGGGCTCTAGAAGTTAAAAATGATTGGACATCTTCACTAAATCTAGCTAAATCATTTGATGATTTTTCTGCTTGTTTTGAAAATTCATCAGCTCTACTATTGATAATATCAAAAGCTTTTTTAAGACCTATAGCACTTCCAACTAAAGCTCCAATTGCAATTCCAGGAGGACCAAATAAAGCCCCTAACCCAGCAAAACTTGCAATAGTTCCAATTCCTTCTGCTGTACCAGCTGCTACCTTACTCTGAGGATTAAATTGAGCAAATGTTTGAGCAGCGATTGGAGCAGCTATACTAAGTCCAATTCCAACGTTTTGTAATCTACCTAAAGCTTGACCTCTTGCATTTTGAGCTCTTTCAAGACCTCCTCTTGCAATTTCACCTCTAGTTCCTCCTGCAGCAGCTCTTGCTTCTAATTCTGCGAGAGCCCTTCTTCCTCTGAGCAAACTTGATGATTGAGCTACTAACGCTTCAGTTTCAGTATTTAATTTTTGATTTAATTGAGCGGCTCGATTTAATTGAGTTTCTACTTTTCCTCCTATAGTATCAATTAAACGATATTGAGTTGTAAGTTTATATAATTCTTTATTTGCATCATCTAAAGCTATTTTACCACGAAAAACACTACTTATTAATTGTTGAATGGCTGTAACTGCTTCTTTTTCTGCGGGTTCAATTATACTGATTGGCATGCCGTTAGGCGCAGAACCAATATTAGTAATTTTTTCTAAAGCGAAATTTGGTATAAATCCAGAATTAAAAGCTCCAGATATTTTTGCTTTATCTATATTTTTACTACTAGCAATTCCTTGTTGTAATCCAAATGGTTCGTCTTGAGTGTTATATACTCCTAAGCCTAATGGATTATAAGAAGCAGATAATCTACTATCTTGTCCAACTTTTATTTTTGACATTGGAATACCCGCAATAGATTCTCTTGCAATTGCATTTTGTAAAGCAGAAAAATTAGGGATAAATCCAAAAGATGCTAATCTTGGTTTTGGTAATAAAGGATCTTTGTTAGCTATAGGATCTCTATAGGCTTTATCAATTATAGCTCTTCCTTCTGCGGGAGTTATTGTTCTTTTCGCATCTGCTCTTAAAACTGCTGGACTAAATCCAAATTTACTATTAAAAGCTGTAGATGGTGGAGATGATTCTTCAAAGTCAAATGGTTTTTGAGCAGTATTTTGATTAAATGCTCTTTCTAATGCTCCACCTTTTTTTGTTCCTAAATTTACTGCTGCTTCAAAAATTGAACCTTCTGTTCCTGGAGGAAAAAGATTAATTCCAGTTTTTCTAGTGCTAGATGCAAGTGTTGATCTAAATTTAGGATCTGGACTTAATGGACCAAAAATATCATTTGCAAGCTGAGAAAGTGGATTTACAAATAATTTATTAATTGCTGTAGAAAAAGAATTTTTATCTTTAATTTCGCTATTTTTTAAATCTTCAATTGTTCTCGCTTGAATTCCTGTAAATCTTACTGATCTTGAATCTTTCGTATAACCTAATGTACTAAATGCTGTTTGAGCGTCTATTTTACCACTTCTTCCTCCTATACCAACTATACCTAATTTACTGGCATCATAAACTTCAACTTCTCCTTTTGTTCCTATAGTTTTTTTAGGATTAACTTTAATGGCGTCTATTTCTTTTTGAACTTCTGGGGTTATTTTATAACCTCTAGCTTTTATAAGATCATCTATATTTATATTTTGTCCTTTAGCTTCAGTAAATAAACTTTGTGCAGTTTGTAAACTATTTTTAGCAAAATTAGGTATAAACCCACTACTAGCGTATGGATTAAATCCATGAGTACTTTCAAAATTATTTTGATAATTTTTTCCAGCTGCACTTCCTTGAGGAGGCATAATTGCTGGTTGCACCATTCCTGGAAATTTTTTAATCATTTCTGCTGAATTATAAATTATTCTTCCTGCTCCTGGCATATTCATTTCTTTTACTTGTCCAGGTTTGTATCCTCCCGCCAAAGCACCATAAATTTCTGATAATGCAAAATTAGGTATAAATCCAGCGCTTTTTGTTGTTATTTGACCTTTGTTAACAGTAACTCCTTTTCCTAGAAGACCAGTAGTAACAGAAGTAGATAAAGCTGTAGCTTGAGCTCTTAAAGCATTTTGTTCTTGTAAAATTCTTAATATTTTAGTTTCAACATCTAATACAGTAATTTGTTTGCTATTAATTGCAGCTAAAAGCTCTGGCTCTCTCAATAAAACTTCATTAATTTTAGATTGAAGTTGAGCGCGAACAGCAGTTTGGTCATTAATTCCCAATAAAGCTTTTACTCCAGATGTTGCAAATTTAGCCAAGTCTAAGGATAGTTTTCCTATAACAGCAGTGATTAAAACTATTCCTGGACCAGATATAAAAGTAGACAATCCTTTAAGTATTCCTGCTCCTAATTTTCCTCCAACACTTTCAGAATCTTGATTATTAATAACTTCTAATAATTTATTAACGTTTTTAAGTGTTCCCTCTATTGCTGGTTGAAATGCTCCAGCACCAACACTAGCCCCAAGTTGAGTTACATTTTGTAATGTGGCATTAAATAGTGAAGATAAAGTTTGATTTAAAGCTTGATTTCTTTTTATGGCTTCATTTGTTGAATTAGCAGAAGTTTGTACTGCTCTGTCATATACGGAATATTGTTTTCCTAAATCTCCTAAAGCAGCTTTTAATATGTTTATTTGGAATACGCCACCGACTAATTCTCCAATTTGAGATTTTTGAGAATCACTTAAAGTATCAAATGTTGTAGCTAATTCTTTTAATACGGAAATTGCGGGTAAAGTATTTCCTTCTAAATCTCTAACATTTAATCCTAAAGCTTGTAATTGGTCTAACACTTCTGTTCTTTGAATTCTTGTAAAAATTGTTTTTAAAGAGTTTCCAATAACTGCTCCACCTCGTGCAGTTGTTTGTTGCACGCTAGTTACAATGCCAATTAATTGATCAAATCCAACTCCAGCATCTTGAGCAGAACTTCCTACTCTTTGTAGCGCGTTAACTAAATCGCCAGAACTTACAGCAAATGCAGCGTCAACATTAGCTAATTTATTAACAATGTTTGTAGAGTCTAAAGCTGTTTTATTAAAACTGTTTATTGTAGCAGTAAGAGCTTCTACTGCGCTATTTGCATCTAAACCGCTTAAACGAGTTAAAATTAATGCATCGCTTGTTCTTTTTAAAGTCTCCTCTACGCCAAGACCTTGACGAGCTAATTCTGTCGCTGCTCCTGCAACAGTTTGAAATGATTGTCCTGTATTTTTAGCTATATCAAATAAAGTGGCGCCAAATTTACTTAAGCCTTCTGTGCTAGTATTTAATATAACATTAATATCTGTCAAAGACTTTTGTACATCAATTGTACTTTTAATTAAGTCTGTAAAAGCTTTTTCTACAGTATATATTAATCCTGCACTAGCACCGAATGCGATAACACGAGCATTTGATGCATCTAATGATTTTTGAAACTCGTTTGCTGCTCCAGTGATTCTACCTAATGGTTGAGTAAAGGCTTTTTCATTCAATCCTTTTAATTTAAAGTCTTTGGATAAAGCGCTTTGAATATCTCTTTCAAGTTGCCTTGTATCCGCACCTATTGAAATTGTGCCACCTGTTCTAGCCATTCCTTACTCCTTCTATAATATTACACAATATTTAATATTTATGATAGTTTAAGGTATCTTATTATAGTTTTACTCTCCATGCAGCTTCATAAGGTCTTCCATAGTCAATACTCCACCTTTTTGTTCTGCAACATCATGTAAAGAAATGATGTTTTTATCTACTCCAATTTTAGCTAAATCCTCTTTTTTGGCGCCAATAATTGATGTCGCTACTGTTCCATCAGTTTTTTGAGTATCATTCTTTTCTATCATTTCATCGGCATTTTTACTAGTTTCTAGCCATTCTATAAGTTTATCTGGTTCATTATAGTACTCTTCTGGTGGAGAATGTTTTGAATTAGATACTACATTTTTAAAATATCTAGCAAAACTAAATATTTCCATTTGATAAAAAGTTAAATCAATAATAGGTTTTCCATATAAATAATATGGGTTATCACAAGTTAAATTAAACATATTAAGATAAAAAGAAGATAACGCAATTTTCTTTAAATTTTGTTCTGAAAATTTCCTATTAACATTATTATAAATAAATACTAATTTAGTTATGTCAAAATTCTCAAGATCTTCAAATTCTTCTTGAGAGAAAAATTTTTGATTTAAATTTGGGTCTTTATATAAAGATATAAACATGAAATATTCATTTATTTTTTTATTAGCATAATCCTCTACCGTAAAACCCAATAATTCAACAAGCTCTGTTAATAATTGTTTTAGATTATTTTCTTCTTTTTCTATAGATTTATTTATATATTTAATATCTTCAATTTTAAATACTTTGGTTTTTGTTTGTTTTAAAGAAAAAATACTTTTCTTAATCTTTTCTATTTTTTCGTTTTTTTCTACAGACCAAAGATTTTCTTTAATTAAATAATTTTCTTTTTCTTTTTTTGTTGGCAAACCGCTTTGTATAGCTTTTCTTTCAAAATCTTGTTTCTTGTAATCAATATTTCCAGAATCAATTGTAGTATTATGTTTTACATAAATAAAGTCTTTATCATAATTGGTTTTAGAAAAACCTTTTAATATATCTATAAAAGTAAGCTTTAAATTACTTTTATCGTCTTCCAATTAAATTACTCTGCTTTCTTAATACTTGAATCTTCTACGCTTGGAACTTCTTTTGTCTCTGTAGATATCATATTTAAAAGTTTTTCAAATTCCTCTTGGGTAGATGCTCGCCCTGTGTACCAAAAACTAATTAAATATATAAATTTAGCCAAAGCTTGTTTTTCCCAAGAATTCTCTGGTCCATCTTCAATTGAGTCATAAGCTGATAATTTTTCTTCAAAAGAAAGCCCATTAAACAGATTTTCATATTTTTTATCAAAATTTTCTATTAAACTAAGCTGAAGTACCCACCACATGATAGTTTTATTTCTTGCTCTATTTTCTGCTGTTTGATCAAATAGACTTGCTTGTGCAAACTCATAATCTTGAAGTTTTTCTTTATTTTTTGAAATTTCTTTTAGTAAACTCTTATATTCTTCTTTTTCTTCTTCGTTTCTTGATGGCTCTTCTTTAAGAGAGAGTTTTTGAAATTTAGTTTGTAAATCAAACAAAGATACGTATAACTTAGTATATTCTTCTTTATCTAATTCACTAAAAATACCGCCATCATTACTAAATCTTTTTGCTAGTAAAGCTCTTGTCAATAAACCCGCTTTAATGCCTTCAGACAATTTGACTCCATAAAACAACTCTGCTTCATCAAATAAATTTCTATTTGGTTTTTTAATTGCCAATTTAACAGGCACATTTTTCTTTACTTTTTTCGTGATCTTAATCTCTTCGTTTTTTTCATTTTTTGATATTTCAACTTCATCTACTTCTTGCTCTTTATTGATATTAAATTCAAACATTATTTTCATATTTTTTCTCCATTATTTTCGACTAAATTATTTAAAAAATTTTTAATTTTACCGTAGTAAACAACCCCACCAATAGTTTTAATAAAATTATGTTTTTTTTCATCATTCCAATTTTGATAATTTTTAATAAAATTAGGGTTTTTAAATGTAGTTAAAGTTGGTTTTAAAATTCCAAAGTTATCTTTTAAGCTTTTTTGTATGCTTTGAATACAGAGATTTCCTTCAATTATTTCATCTATAGGAAAACTATAATTTAATCTTTTAGATTTCATTTGAGTGTTATATTGATTTTACTGAAACTTTCTTCGATTTCTCTTACTGCGTCATTCGCATTATCAAGAACTCTTTTGCGTATTTTTTGATAAGTTTCATCATTTATATTATAACCAGAATCACTCAAATCTTCAAGAATAAAAAAGAAATTTTTATATATACTTGTAATCTTTCTCTTTATCTGAAAAAGAGTCATATCTTTTATAGGATCATGTTCCATAATCTTTTACCTTTTAACCTTAAACCTTTAACCTAACATCTATTACACCAAAAAATAACCCCCGCTTACGCGAGGGTTATTTTAATTTAACTTAATTTAATTTATTAGGATTGACCACTAATAAATATTCCGTTATTCAAGTCTTGAGGACCACCAACTTGAGTACTGAACGTCAAACTAACGGTCTTATTCTTACCGATATCAGAGCTAAACTCTTGACTATCTAGTTTTGCACCTTTGAGTTTGAATTGAGCAACTGTTACTGTTGAGTCTGTTGGACTTTTGATTGTAACTGTTGGTGTATATGTTGTTGAATCATTATTAACAGTTTGAGCTAGAGCACCTGTTTGTAGGTCTGTCATTTGAGCATCAACTTTTAGTGTTACTGTTAGTGGGAAATTAATTTCACGAGTAAATGCAAATTTATTTCCTAATCTTTGAATTGGAGTACGTCCTAAATCAAAGCTCATTGTATAATTTTGAACATTCATCGCATCAACATCTGCTCCACCAGCATTTGTATTATTTAGACTTAAAGTAATATCTCCTGGACGAAGAGCACTAATTCCGCTAATATTTGTTGTATTGCTAGAATTTTGTAAAGCTCTTGGCAATTGATAATAATTTGTTAATGCAGCACCATTTGTTGGGTTGATTGCTGGAGTATAATTTCCACTTGTACCTTTTTGGAAATTCATATTTAAACCTTCAACATTAATTGTTGTTGTTGGGAAATTGCCAACTGAACCTTCTGTTGAGTAAGATGTTAAGAATGCATTACCGATTCCAATAACTCCGTTGCTTCCTGAAGTTGCGTCTCCAAATTCAACTGCATCAGAACCTTCTGAAACAGTTCTGATAAAGTAATTTCTTTCGTCTTGTACTTTATTTAAAATTCCAGAAATAGCAGAGACTTCACTTGCAGATCCTGGAGTAGAAATTGAAAATCCTAATCCACTTTCATTAGCAAGGTTTGCTAATAGATAGCTGAAATCAAGTGAAACAGTTGGGCTATTCAAGATAACACGATCAATTGAAGCGAGTTGACCAAATTGATTTACGTTAGTACGATCAACTTTGAAACTGTAGTTTGCAGTTTGAATTCTTTGAAGTTGTTTAACTAGGTTTGTTGCTTCGCTTGGAGTATTAGTGCTTCCACCTTGTCCAGCTGTAAAAGTTCCATAATGAAAACCTGTGGCTGGTGAGGGACCAGCGTAAAGGGCTTCTGATTGATAAATTATACGATTTCTTGCCATATTATTTGTTCTCCATTTATTGTTATTACACCTATTTTTCTTATTTTATTATTTTTTTATTGTCTTGGATATCTATTTTTTATTATCTCAAAATCAACAAAAGCAGAGTATACATTTCTATTTAAACTATTTGTAGCATTTAATAATCTAGTATCAGTTTTAGATACATTAACATCATTAATATATACATAATCTGAATCTGCAATTTTATCTTGAATATATTCAGTATAATCAAAGCATTTATCTTGAGTAGATATAGAACCCAAAGAATTAAATGGCATTTCATTAGGGTATATTAATGGTATTAATTGTCTAGAAGTGTCTCTCATTATACTGGTTACTGCATCTAGACTATATACGCTATCTGCTAATATTATAGCTCTAATATTTCCAACTGTTTGATCTAACCCTCCAAAGGCTAAAGGCTTATTTCGCCCTCCTTGATATTTTAAATATATAACAGGATAAGTTTCGGCATTTATAGGCAAACCAGTTGGATTTTGATATGTTTTAGGATTAATTTGATAAGATGTTTCAAATAATAAATTTTCTTCACTTTTACTAGTTAAATACATATTAAAATCTTTAACCGCATATTGCCCACTTAAACTGGTGCTTGGATTGGATATTCTTTGGCTAAAATATAATTGACCTTCTTGAGCATTAATACCGCTTAATCCACTTTGACCAACAGTTATAAAATTTCCATTTAAATATATTCCACTTACAATATTAGCTCCACTTACGGAACAATCAATAACCATTTGTTTAAATGGTGCGCCGTAAGTATAATATCCATGGTACATGTTACTAACTTCATAAAAAGCACTAGAATGATTTGTAAAAGCTTGACCTTTAGTTAGCACCTTATTATCTAACCAAAGCAGCATATTAGTCATTAAAATATTATCAAATTGCGGTATCATTTTAATCCTTTCACAAAATTACGATAAAGTTCAGACATATATGATATTGGTCTATAAGCCGTGCTTCTAATTTTATTTTTAGATTGAATGCCTCTACCAGATCTACTATTTTTAAATAATATGCCATAAACATAATAACCAAATCCAGAAATTCCATCTTCTACGCCCTTTACCCAACTTCTTCCTTTTTCAAAAGGGAGTGGAGTTTCTGATCTTATTTCTTCTAAAGATGGAGTATATACATCGTATTTTAATTCAAAAGTTTTTTTATCAAATTTTGGATTCTTACTTAAGAATGTATTTTGTTTTATTAAATTTTTTAAATCTTTAATTGGTTCATCTACTTCATCGAATCCAATAAAAGCAAAAAGATTCTCTTGTCCATTTAATGTATTACTTACGTTTTCTCCATCTGGCCCAGCATTTAATTCTTTTGAAATTGGATGATTTTCTATTTCTTCAATATAAGAATTTAAATTTTCATTTAAAACATCTTTAGCATATTCAATAGCTTTTTCTTTGATCGCTTGTTCAAAAGCTGGAGATATCTCATCGCGAATTTTTTTTATGTCTATACTACTAGCCATTATTTTGTTTGCTCCAATCCATATACATAATAACTATTATTAAGATATTTTTTTATAACATCTTCTGTTATAACATTCCAAGTTTTTCCATCAAATTCTAATTTAATTGTTTTGCCATTAGCAATAAAATCTCTTGCGTTTTGTTTAACTTTTAGAGTAACATCTCCACGAGCAAATACTAATTTTAAATCACTATTAACTGCGTCAGTATCTCTAGAGTTATTGTAATAAATTCTTCCATTAAAAATTCCAGTAACAGGTAGATATGTATAATTTACTGAATCTGAACTGGATCCATACCCATATAGTGGAGTATTTTCTAATTCTTGGATTACTTTGATTGGCTCTTTATGGACTACAAAACTTCTAGAAAAATAATCAAAAAATTCATCATATGCGTTAGAAAACTCTGCTGCTGTATTTGAATTTATAAAGCTCATAATTATCCATGATATATATTTCTTATTTTATATAAAGAACTTTTATAATTAACATCATAATAACCTTCAATAATGTCATCTCCTGCAACTTGTAATGGACCAGAGTTATTGTCTTTATATTGAGCTGTTAAAGTTTTTAGTTCAGTATACTCTTCTTTTCTTATAGCAATATAATTTTTAAGAACTTCATTTTTATTAACTTTTTGAACAGTACCAATATCATCTTTAATAGAAACAAAATCAGAAGATGCTGAACTAGCAGTACTTTTTATTTTAAGATCAAAATAGTATATAGAATACATTTTTTTGAATATATATTTCTCAATATCAGATAAATTTGGAGATATTTCAAGAGTTGAGCCGTCTATTGAAAAACTAGCATTAATCATATTATTTAAACCACCAATATTTCGTCTTACCCATGCGGCTATAGCTGCTATGCTAAAATCATCTGGTTCGCCCATTTCTTCATAAATCTCTTGGGCAATAGAGGTTACGGTATTTATAATCATACAGTAAATTACACTTTAAATTATTTAAATTTTAAAGTAAGATTATCAAGTTTAATACAATTTATTTTTAATATATTCAACGGAATCTATGAAAGCATCTATACGAAGCTCACTAATACCATTTTCTTCTATTCGATTAACTAATGTTACGTTACCAATCGGTCTAAGGTAAAAGCTTAAATGATATGCGTTTTCACCATACGTTATATTAATATCTTGTTTAACATAAGAAGCTGAACCATTTTCAGTAAATCCCAAAGAAAGCAAATGATTTTTGATATGATCTAACATATTCTTAGATTACACTTATATACTAAATAATTTAAAATCATTTTTTAATTTTCCGTCTAACCCCATCTTGCCTATTGAAACCCTTTCGTCTGGATACATATCTATAAATTCACCATAAAAGAATATATTATCTCCAGAATAATTAACGCCGTTAACATATTGTCTTAACCATTGTGTTTCTCCACCTTGTCCTCTACCATAAAAATTAATAGTATCTGTATTAAGAACAAAATCTTTTTGACAGATTGGATCACCATTTGTTTTATTAGTTATGGTTAAAAAAGCATTTTTATTCATTAATCTATTCATATTTTCCCATCCGTGTGATTTAGTTTGTCTACTTACAACATATAATTTATTTTCATAAACCATAAATTCTTCGCCAGCACTGCCTTGACTAAAGCTTCCTCCAGTATTATCTGCATGCTCCCAAACTGAATCAGTATATCCTCCAAAAGTTTTTAATAAAGCTCCACCAGTAGCATCAACAAAATGAACTCCTCTATTGCCAGAGTTTTGGTATAATTCCCAATGCTGCCCACAAAATCCTACTCCTGTGCCTGGAATAACTTTTACATCCTCTACATAATCATACGCATTAGCTGAATATCCAGCATTAAGATAAGAACTTGGATCAGAATAATACATCGTGCTTATATCAAAAGCTGGTATAGGAGTAAAATTATTATAGAGTGTTCCATTACTTGGATTTACTGCGCATAATTTTCTTTTTGTTGTTGCTCCTACTGCATTAAAATTACCACCAAGATATAAATAATTTCCGCTTATATCTATTGATCTGACTTGTCCATTTAAATTAGGATTAAAATTAGCATCTAATGCTCCGTCTGATAATCTAATTTTTGCACATCTATTCCTTATTAATCCGCCAACGAGAGTAAAATCTCCACCAATATACATATGATCGCCGCTTATTTTTATAAAATTAACATTATTATTTCCAACATTAGGATTAAAACTTGAATCTAAAGAATTAGTTTCTATATTATAAGCCGCTAATCTATTTCTTGTTATTCCGCCAACAGTTGTAAAAGAACCTCCAATATATAACATATTTCCACTTGAAGCTAATGCCAAACAACCACCATTTAAATCTGGATTAAAAGATGTTAAAAATGTATGAGGATTAGTTTTTATATCCCAAGCAGCTATACGATTTCTTGTTGCTGTAGTTGTAGAAGGTGGAATATCACTTCTAACATTAGTAAAGAAGCCTCCTATATATAAAATTCCACTATTTTGATGAATATGCATTGATTGGGTTGTGGTACTTGGATTTGGAAGAAAACCAGTATATAATCTTCCGTTATTCAACTCATAAGCTGCACATTGTCTATCTACGCCAAAAGTATCTATTTGAGCCCATTGTGCTCCACCAACATAAAGTTTACCGCTATATATATCCATACAATATAAATCGCTCATCATACTTGATCTTGGATACCTTTGCATTTGTGTTGTATTAAAATCAAAAACTGTTAAAGTATGAGCTTTACCAGTAGCTAAATCTGCAAAAGTTCCAGCTACTAAAATTCCAGAAGGATGAACTTTTACTTTATTAGCGTGTCTGCTAAAAGCAGGAGTCCAATTTGTAATTCCTGAAGTGCTTAAATCTATTGCTGCGCCTCTTGGTCTAGGTAAACCATTCACAGTATGAAATCGCCCAACAGCATACAAAATATTGTTATTATAATCAATGTCTAATCCATAAACATGATCATCAAAGTTAATATTTAAATCTGTAATTTGTTTTTTACTTATATCATAACAAAATAACCCACTTCTACTAAATCCACTTACTTGACTAAAATTTCCTCCAACATAAAGAAGGTTATCTTTTCTTTTCATAGAAGTAACAGCAACTGCATTTATATAAGGTGCTCTGCTCAAATAATCTGTACTAATTGGATCAGGAAACTTTTGCATATTCCAATTGAATCCATCTACAAGCGCATTTGTGCCAGTATGAATTCCAACAAAGGCTTTGGTAGTGGAATTTGTTTGTGTAAAATTACCACCTATATATAATACATCACCACTTTTTTCTAAACAATTAACAGTTCTATCAACATCACTACCTAGATTTGCATCAAATGATAAAGTTCTTTTTCCACTTATTGAATCTACCGCGCCCACAGACCCTCTATAAACTCCATTTATAAAATCAAATCTTCCGCCAATAAACATAGCATTTGATCCTGTATCTAAAAGCATCGCGCCAACAGTTGTTATACCAACATTATAATCATGAATTTCTGGACTCCAATTTGTTATTGAATTAGTATTTAAATCTATACAAGCAGCATTAGTTCTTTCTTTAAAGTATTTATTGTTAAGACTTGAAACGTGTTGGTTATTGGGATAATATAATATATTATCTATGATTCTTTTTATACGACTATTAGGTCCAGCATTAGGTCCAGATCCACCGTTATAAAAATCAAAACATCCATAAACATGTTTGCCACTTATTGTATCTGTTACAATTGGTCCGCCAAACCTTGTTCTTCCACTCAGCTGAAGATCACTAGTAAGATTATAGCTAGTATTAAGGTTATTATTATGAATTGATGGCCCAGCAAAATGCATTAAAAATTTACCATCTCCAAATTCTCTGCATCCATTATTACCATAACCAACTGTATCATATTTTCCACCGCCAATTGGAGCGAATTCACTAATAAGATCTCCATTCTCGTAATCAAATTTAGCTAAATATGTATATCTACTTCCTGAGCCTCTAGGATTTAAATTGCCAAAACCGCATGATATATAAATTCCACTTTTTCCAAGCTCCATATTTGGACCAGCTATATTTTCTAAATTAGGATTCCAAGGCAAAAGATTAAAATCAAAATCACAAGCTGCTGCTCGATTTCTAGTTATACCATTAACACTTGTAAAATTTCCAATAAAATATATTCGTTTTCTTTGATAATCTGGAACAGCCATTTGTACGCTATTATTGCAACTTATTAAACCAGTTAATGCTAACCCACTTATAACTTCATGTGCAGTAATGCCTCCTAAAACTCTGCCTCCATCTGTTGCGCTAAAGTTAGCTCCATAAAATACTATTCCTGTGCCACCACTAGGATATATTGATCCTGTTATAAAAAATGCACCATTTGTAGTCAGATTACCGCCAACTGTTCTGCTTTGATTAAATAAAGTAATATTAGCATCTCTTTGATCAAGAAAATATCCCATAGAATTTCTAGTACGATCTAATGTTAAAACCATTTTATTAACTTGTCTGCCTCCAGGATTATTAGTGCTATTAGGAGGAGTAAAAGTGCTTACGTTATTTCCACCCCCTATCATAAATCCTGTTCTTTCATTAAGCATTAAAAGTTGATAAACACCTTTTCCTCCGCCCATAGCCATAGCCCAACCAGTATTCATACCGCTACTAGTTATATTTACCATATGACCATATCTCATTCTATCCGCTGCGTGTCCGTCAGGAGTACCAAATTTAGGGTCAGAAACAAAATATTGATTATTAGATCTATATTGAGACATTGCAATAACATAAGAACCATCATCTAACTTAGTAATATCATAAATTCCAGCACCATTATTATGACAAAAATTATCAGTTTTAAAATCAACAGGATTTGAAACAAATTCAATACCGCTACCAGAATAATTTAAAGCAATCATTGGACTAGGTAAATGAGCTCCAACTCCGCCAAATTGTCCTCCAACATAAAGAAGGTTATCTTTAATAACTGAATCATGTATAGGGCCGTTAAAAGCTCCTAAATTATTTATTTGGTTTGTATCGTCTGCAAAAAAAGGATTAAACATAAATCTTAATTAGCAAAATCTTTAACATAGGTTGTATAAAATTTATTATCTAATTTTAATATATTAAATACATCAACTCTTCCAGAGGATTGGGTTAAAGTAGGAGATGCACTTGCAGGAAATCTATAATTAGATCCAAATATCATATAATTATTGCCATAATTACTTTGAACTACTTTTACCAATATCGCTTCTCCTTCTGGCGTATTAATTGGATCATTAAGATTATTATATACAGTAGCAAAACCTGTTAATTGATAAACAAAATTTCTTCCAGAAGCATAATTTGGAGTAAATGTATTTCCAGTAAAATACACTATATCTTTTTGAAAATAAACTTCTTTTCCGCTAATTAATAAAGCTCCATTCATTGAATCTCCAGTGGTATTGATATATCTAATATCTGCGTCTGTTTGATTAATGAAAATTGGATTGTTTAGTATCATATTAGTATATTACACTTTCTTTATGGTAGAGCTAAACCTTCGCCTACTGTTCTTTTTATTAAATTATTAACATCTTTGTGCTCTTGATCAGATAAGGTTTTATAGAAAGCGCCAAAAAAGTGAAGTTTAATATCACTTGCAGCATACCATCCACCTAATTTAAGTCTACTTGGTCCAGGATAAGGTCCAGATGGAAGATAAACTGGAAGAGTCATAGCAGATGTTGCTGTTGTTGTTACTAGATTTCCATTTTTATAAACTTTAAGAAATCCATTGGTTGTTGTAGGGTCATAATAAGCTGTATATGATACGCTGTTAAATCCCATACCAGCTTTAACTTGAGCATTTGTTGATGTGTCATATATATTTCCATAAGCAATTTCTAGTTGATTGCCAGGTCCATCAACCCAAAGCCTCATTGCTCTCCCGCCATCTTCTTCCGTGCTTTGCGTACCAAAATAAACTGCTTCATTTATGCCATTTCCTTTTCCAATACCAATAAATGTTACATTTCCTCTATAAATTTGAAGAGGTGGACAATCTACAACAGCCTCAGAACCATAAACTGGAATATAAAAATTTATTCCATTTGTGGACCATTCAACTTTATTAACTCCATTTGAAGTAAGTCTAAAGGTTCCATCATTGTTAGGTTTTAAACCATATACTGTTGTTTTTGCTCCTGCATTTTGATGAGAAGATAATAAAAATATATTAGCGGCCAGATCCCAAAGTTTCATTTTCTTTAAACCAATAACAAATTGATTAACTTGTCTCATACCAACTGGAGTTAATCCTTGATTTCCGCCAGCTACTATTCTAGCGTTATAAGCTAATACATCATTATCTATTCCATATGTTCTATTAGTAATCATATTAATTGAAAGTCATCTCCTTACAGATCGTTGAAGCTACTAAATTATGCATCGCTGCAGCATTTAATTGAGCTTTAAAGATGCCTACATAAGAAATCTGACCATTAAAATAAAAAAGTGTTGGATCTCTCATGTATCCTATACCACAACTATTACCTGTTCGATTTGGTTGATTTGCTGACGTTGTAGAAGAATAATTTGAACCATTGCTAGAAGAATATATTGTGGTTCTATTTGTCATTCCCCCTAAGATATGTCTACGAGCATTAGGTGTTAAAGAGTATGTTGTTGGACTCGTAAATTGTATACTTACTATTGAAGCTGTTCCAGCAGCGCTCGGTCCTTCTACTGTAAAAGAATCTGGCGCAGAATTATTATTTCCATGACTTAATATAACTTGCCTTGGTGAAGTTTGAGTTGCTATAGAAACTGTACTCACAAAAATATCGTCTGTTCCAGCATATATTGATCCATTTGGAAGATCTACTCTTTGAGAAGAGGCAGAAATAAATCTTATGCCTTGAGCTTCCCAAGTTGGCCCATTCGTTAAAGTTCCATTAAAAGTATTAGTTTTAAAACCAAATAAAGTTGTTCCTGCTCCAGCATTTTGATCTCTTCTAAGAAACCAAATTTCATGTATAAAGCCAAAGTATCCAAGATCTTTTAATCCTCTTATAAACTGATCAACAGAATAAATATCAGATGGAGTTTTATAGCCATTATAATTTAAGCGTTTAATGTATTTTTTTGTATCGTTGTCTAATTGATAAAATCTCATGGTAGATTTAGTCCTTTACCTATTGTATTTTTATATAGAGAATAAATAAATGATGTATTTGAATCTGAAAGTTCTAAATTAAAAAGTATACTTGTGGATA